GAGACCGGGAAGGAACATTTGTTACCATCAGACGCCGATCGCTATCCAAGTATAGTTGATTGCGCCGGTGGTTGCCGTCTGACCAAACGTAAAAGAGGAAAGTGACGCAGGGACGGCGGTTGGCGGCACTTGGCAGTTGGATTGAGGGGTGATGACAATCGAAAAAAAAGCACTGACAAATGGCGTGGTCAGCCCGACCGCACCAGTGACGGGTCCAGATTCCGTCACAGAACCCCATTGAATCGTCAATCCGCCTGGAAACTTGTAGAAGCCATTCGCAGTGAGCGTCTTGTTGCCGGCGAATCCCGCCGCCGTGAGCGCCTGTGTTGCGTCGGTACCAACAAGCGTCGTAGCGGCCGAAGCGGCCGGAACGGTTACCGTTCCGGTGCTGGTGATCGGGCCTCCCGTCGCGAGGCCTGCCGTTGCCACGCTGGTAACGGTGCCAACAGTCGCGCCAGCCGACGATCCAGAGAACAGGGAGAAGCCACCAAGACCGCCATTGAGCGCGCTGTTGTAGGCGATGACGTAGAATTGCCCGACGACGAAAGCGCCCGAACCCGCCTGTGTGTTGTTCGCCAAGTAGACGCCGCGAATCGGGAAGCCGACAACTTGCGCCGTGACCGCGCCGGTCGACGTGGCGGCGGCGACGAACGAAAACTCCTGATAGTTGGAGTAGGCAAAAGGCTGCTGAATGCCGTTGATCGGCGTGAGGATCAGCAGATTGGTTCCGGTCTCCGTGCAGGAGATGACGTTCGACGACGAGCCATCGACGGAGATGCGCTCCCAATATCCGGAGCCGGCGCCGACAGGTACGATAATGCTTGTGCCGTCGTCGGTGCCGATGACGTTGGGCACCCATGAGAACGAGCCCTGACCGCCGTCGCCTATGGCACTGATTCCACGGACATAGACTTGCACGCCCGGTGCGCCGATGAAGCCGCGCAACTGCCCAACCGTGTCACAGCCTTGCAGATAAGTATTGAGTTGGTCTGCAGAGACGCTCCCCTGACCCTGAATCGAAACGCTCAACTGCGGCGCGGTCACGGGATCGTCTCGGTAATGGTAATGCTAGACGCCAGCGTTCCGCCGAACAATCCGCCTCCAATGTTGCCGTTAAACACCAGAGTGCCGGCCGCCGATGGCCCAGCCCGCACCTTAAAGGTCGTCGCAATCCCCGTATTGACGGCCATCTTGTGACGAAAATTCACGATGTTCATGCCGCCAGATGTAGCCTGAAATACCGCGCCAACCGCGAGTGCATTCGCGCCGGCATCCTGAAAGAGAGCAACGATCATATTGAGATTTGCAGCATTGACCACGCCGATGAACGTCACATCGATGAGCCATGTGTTGAGGGGGTTAATGGCGGTCAGCGTGAGCGACATGTACTGGTCACCCTCGTTCTGCTGCGGGATAGTATTGTCGAATGGGATAATGTTCGGCCCAGAGCCCACCGAACCCGTCTCGAAATTGACGATTTGCTGGACAGACCCGGAAAACGCCGTGCGCAACTGATCGATGGTCGTTTTCTTCGCCGCGAACGCCGCCGCCGAATCGCCGATGACGACGAGGTCAGCACTTGTCGGGGATGCCTTCGCGACGAGGTCGGATGGTGCCAACGCGATTGTCTGGGTGAACGTGCCGCTGTTGCCGATCAAGACGCCGCCGTTGAGCGCGTCTACAACGGGTCTGACGGCGGTCAATCTTTGCCAGATGCCGGTTGGTGCGCCGCCCGCTGGAACGATGACGTTGAGCCCGTCGTCCGGGCCGGTGCCGGTTGCGATCCAGGCGAAGTTGCCTTGCCCGCCGTCGTTGATGACGCTAGTGCCTCGGACAAAAACTTGGACGCCGGGCGCGCCGACGAAGGCTCGGAGTTGCGCGATGTTGTCGCATGTCTGTTGGTAGGTGTTCAAATTGTCGGCAGAGACGGAGCCCTGGCCGTTTAGTTGGACGGCTAATTGTGGTGCGGTCATAACTGGATTAGCCCCGCCGAAGGCGGAAACACCGAAGGCGAACTGCCCGAAGGCCCCGCTCATTCACGCCACTTCCCTGTCGCTGTCGAAGTACGGCTTGGTGCGGCTGATCCCGATGATCTGCGTCGGCTGGATGAGGTGGCTCGGAAGTTCGACCTGGACCGTCTCGCCCCGGCAGGTGAACCGCGACGCGATGAAAACCCGGTCGTCGCGCACGAAGGGACGGCTGGTCTCCACCTCCCCGTCAGGCATCAACCGCCTCACGCGGCGCGCCCCCGATCCGGCCACGCGAGCCAGATCAGCGGGATCACCGTGAGGCAGCAGTACGCGGCGAGGACCGCGAGGCCGATGTTCGACTGCCACGACATCGCGAGGAGAGCCAGCACGAACGCGCCGATCAGCGCGAGCAGCAGTTGCAGCCGAACGGCGAGAATCTTGGCGATTGCGGTGAAGACGGCGATGAGCGCGGAGGGCGTCGGCGGCGGCCTACTCGTCGTCTGAGGCTCCGCCGAAGGTTGGCTCGTCGGCTCGATGGAGGATGGCGGGGGTTCCGCCACGACCGTTCTCGGCCTTGGCTCGGCGGGTCTGACGGATAGTCTCTCCACGGAGCTGGTGGACAAATCCGTCAAGGGCATTTTCGTCATCCTCCGGGAAGAGGCGATGTTTGAGCGCGACGAAGTTGTTGATCGAACTCAGCAGTTTCAGTTGGTCGCTCATGGCGATCGGCGGCGCGTCGTCTACGGGAGTCCCGGAACCCTCAGACGTGCCGATGTCATTGGTTATAGACGGAAACGCTTTGTCCAACAAGGTTCCGTAGGCTCGCTCGACCTTGTCCATGAGGGTCGGCGGCGGCGGGGTGCGCGAGCGTCCGGCCATCAGAGGACTATTTTATGGGTTGGCATTACTTCATGCGCTCGCTAAAGTGGCGAGGCCGGCGAGGGCGTCAACCCTCCTCCGGCCTCTGATCAAGTCCGGTAGCCGCCGGGACGAGATCAACTTCTCCCCAATCTAGGGTCGCAGGCGGCTTAGGTCAATCCGAGAGGGTTGGCACCGCAGGCATTCGGGATCTATCGACGGTCGGTCTGCGGCGTAAATGGTGGGAGACGGGCCTGGCAAACCACCATCGCCGGCCGAACGGTCCGGGCGAGCCAGACGGGGAAACCTACGAAGTGCGGGCCGGTGGTCTAAGCGTGGGCTCGTCTCAAGGGGCAAGTCTTAAAGTCGCTTGGAGGCCATAGGCGCCACTCGAACGCGCGCAACAAAATTGCGTGCCGACGGGTAGGCGGCCTGTGGCCATCACGCGGGTCTGAACTCAGGGGCAAGTCGTTAGAAAGAGAAGATTAGAGATGAGCAGACGACATCGAAGCATCAGAATCGTCGGTGGCCTGAACTGTCCTCATTGTGGAAAAACGATGCAACGCTTCGAGCACAGCAAATCGTGGGTTCCTCGTCCTGGTCGATATTATTTTCGCTGGTGGGACCGTTGCTTTCGGTGCCAGCATCTCCAGCACTATGAGAGCGCGAAAGTTTCTGTGCTGACGGAAGCCGATATGGACATACTTGACTTCGCACGCTCGCAAGGGTTGTAGGTTACTCAGCCGCAATCTCCGCGCGCCCGACCGCCTCGTCCACGCTCGCCTCGAATGTGTGCCCGCCAGTGTGCTTCAGCTTGACGGACGGCAGCATGAATATCTCGCCGCCTAGCGCCTTCCATCGGTGGCAGAACGCGAAGTCCTCGGCCTTGCGTCGCTGATTGACGATCATCGGGGCGAACACGTCGTGCTCGGTCTGTCCCGTTTCCGACATGAACACGAGGTCTGGATATCCCGCCGCCATCCGCTCGGCGCAGGATCGAGAAATCATCGCGAAGGCCATGCCGATCTCGGAGACCAGCCAAAGCTCCGTTTCGCCTTCCACGATGACGACGTGCGAGCGTTCGAGGTTGAAGGCGAAGTTGATGGGGTACTGCTTCTTAGGGCCGGCTGCGGCGACGAAGTCTCGTTTGAGCATGGCGAGGCGGATCACGTCGATGGCTGACCAGCCCATGTCGGCGTCGATCGCCATCATGTGGGTGTGCGGCGATCTGAGGAACGCGCCGAGGAGTTTCGCCCGCGCGAGGCTGATATCGGCGCAGTAGGGCAACTCGCCGAAATCGACCCGCCCGCCGCACTGCCTGATCATGTTCGTGGTGTTCTCGAACGAGCGCATGAAGTGGCGGTCGTAGGTGCCGTCTCCGGTCGGCGTCGCGATGTAGATCGACATGCCGTCGAGGCGGGGCCGGATGACGTTGCCGCCGTGGCGCTCGGCGAGGTCCATGATGGCGTCGCAGGCGACCCGCTTCTCCTCGGCCATCCATCCCCGGAACCGCTTCTCGTCGCCGTCCCAGAAGCGCCCGATATGCGCGGTCGTGGCGTCCGACTTGCCCTGCCGGAAGGCGTGCATGTGGGCGACGGTCACGTCCATCCGAACCGTCCAGCAGTTCGTCGCGTTGCCGAGTTGCTCCCAGATGTCATCGACGAAGAAGTGCTTGAAGCCGGGCGGGTAGATGCCGCCGAGGGTTCTGAGGAGGTCGCCGGACCAGACGATTGCGCCGTGGATGCGCTTGGGGGCCTGCCAGTCGTCGTTTGAGGAGACGACGTTCCATCCGGCGACGCTCTCGATGAGTTTGGTGTCCCAATTCGGCGTCTTCGGCACATGGTCGTCGCAGAGGCCGCCGATCCAGTCGAGGTTCTGGCATGCCGCCTGCCATGCCCCGTTCATCGCCTCGACGACGCTGCCGGCCTCGATGGTGAGGAATGACCAGTTGTCCGGCATCTCGTCGGCAAGGGCGAGATAGTGCGCCTTTTCCTCTTCCCACTCGTCGAAGTTGACGACGACCCGCCCCGGCGTGCTCATGCCTGTCGCCTTCGCGGCGGCGAAGAAGCGCTTGAGCGAGGGGATGCGGCGCTTCGAGGGGAGGAGCCAAAGTCCGTTCATCAGAATGGAGATCCCTCATTGATTCCGAGTTGGCTGGCGGCGGTCGGCGGGCCGATCAGAGGTGGCGGCGCGGGCGATGGCTGCGAGGCGATCTTGCGCGTGCCGGTTGTCTGTCGCGGTCGCGGACGGTGCGGTTCCTGTGACGATCCACCGCTGCCGACGCTCGCCCCAATGCCCGCGCCTGTGACACCGCCCACGTCAGACATCAGTTTGCGAAATGCCTCTCTAGCGGCATCGCGCTGCGGGCCGGTGCCGTTGAGGCCAGTGATGAGCCACCGCTGAAATGCAGGATTGGCTTGGAGGTTGGTGATGACCTTGTAGTATCCGCCGAGGATGGCACGCCCGGCGACATCGCTTCCCGGCACCGCCTTGGCTACCTGCCCGACGAATTTTCCGGTGATTGAGGACCACGGGTGCTCGACCTTGGCGACCGCCGCGATGGATTTGGCGGTGTTCGCCCCGGCTCGCGTTCCCATCAGGAAATCCATTTCCTTCGCGAGCGTCTGCATCGCATCGAGTGAGACGCCGGGCATCATCATCTGCTGGATCTCGGGCGAGACGGATGCGAGTCGCCTGCCGGGGTCGAGCGTGCCTTCGAGTATGCGCTGCGTCCACAACTGTCGGAGGAGTTTAAACTCGTTTGAGTTCTCGCCGAATTTCTTAGCGGCGGCGATGATTAGATCCTCGCTGCCGAGAATGTGGTTTGCCGCTTCGTCTGCGCCGGTGGTGGGTTTGTAGAGGAACGCGAGAGGATCGGCGCGCCGCTCGGCGGCGAGTTTTCCCTTGGCGATTTTCCCCTCGTGATCGATCGCCTTCATTTCCCGCGCGAACGTTCCGAGTGGATCTTGCTTGGCGACGAGTTTGATGGCGTCAGCGGCTTCATTTGCCCGCTGGATCACCGTCGTCAGCGTGTCGCCGGGCCTCACGGTCACCGGCAACCTTCCGCCGAGCATTTCGATGTTCTGCGCCTGCCGCAGCAACTTGTCGGCGGTCTCCTTGCCGTGAACCGATTCGAGCATCCCGCTGCGCGTGCGGTCGAGCACCTGCCGGGAGAAGGTTCGTCCGTCAATCTCGCCTGGGATCAGCGTCTTTGCGGCATCAAGCATCTCCTGCACGTCCGCTGCCTTGACGCCGGCCCAGAGGTTGGGACCGACGAGATCGCGCACCTTGTTGGTGAGTTCCGTGCGGCCTTCCTTGACGACGGTATTGTAGAGGATGTTGGCGTCGGCAGGCATGCCAGATTCGAGGCCGTTGACGACCGCCTGGATGTTCTTGTCCTTGAACGCCCTGATATTCTCCTTGTAGTAGGCATCTGCCTCGTCGAGCATTTCCGCCGCCGCTTTCAATTCAGGAACGGCCCCTGCGTCGTGGAGAACGCCGTCGACCTTGCCGGCGAAATGCTTGTAGACGCCATCGCGGACATCGGGCGTGAGGTCGTGGTAATCGACGTTGCTGCGGAAATCGGTGCGCAGTCGCCGCAGTTGTCCGAAGGTCGGATTTTCGGGCGGTCGAATGACCTTACCCTCTGCGTCCACCTCTCCCGCGAGATCACGAAGTTTCTTGACGATGTTCGGATACTTGTCCTGGAACGTCTTGGGCAACTGGTCGAGGAACGTCTGTGCATACTCGACAAGATCGCCGGTGTTGGGCAGATGTGTTCCGGCCATCTCGTCGGCGCGGTCGTACATGCGCGTGGCATTGACACCGATGGCGCGGCGGATCGACATCAACTTGTTGCCGACCATCTCCCAGAGATCGCCGCCGCCCTGTCCCGCTTTCGTCGCCTTCATCGCGGCATCGACATCGGCCTTAATATCGGTGAATCCCGCGTCGATCGCCGCCTGTGCCGTCTTGCGATTTTCCGCTTCGGCGGTTTTGAGCGCGGCAAGATTTGCCTCGTGCTCGGCAACATTTGCCGCACCGCCTTGGCTTGCCGTCAACTTCGCACGGTCGAGCGCGTTGCGCAGAGCGGCGTCCTTTTCAGCAACCTCGCTCGCGATTTTCGCCTTCACCGCTTCTCCCGCCTTCAACGTCGAAGGAGCGGCGGACGGCTCGACCACGCTGCCCTCGTGCGTCATGCCTTGCGTCGCTAGGAGTTTCTTCGCCTCGTCCTCGTAATAGGCGGTCGCCGACTTGACGAGCGGCTTTTGCGTGCGGAAGGCCGGATCAAACACTTCGACGATGTTGCGCAGATGTGGCGATTCCTCGGCCCATGTCGGCGGCGTCAGCACGCCTTTGTCGGCGAGGCTGGACGACAATCGAAGTTTGTCGGGGTCGGTGCCAAGGAAGGCGTTGAATCGCCCTGGGAGCGCCGCTTTGCCCTGCACGACAAGATCCTTCGCGAGACGTGCGCCGCCGACGACAAGACGCCCCGCACCCTCGCCGACCGCGCCGCCTGCTGCGGCTGTTCCGAGGGTTCCCGCCTCCTCGCCGATCGAGCGGTCATAGACGCCCGTCAACCCGAGAATGATGTCGTTGAAACCCTGCCCGATTGCCGCCCCGCCGCCAGCGCCAGCGATGCCGCCGACGATCGTTCCTCCACCGGGGACGAGAGATCCAACCGCGCCGCCGCCGACCGCGCCAGCGACTGCGCCAGCGACCGGAACGGCTTCTGACGCCACGAACGCCGCGCCGCGCTTGGCGATATTGCCATGTCCCGGCTTGAGCCGCCTGCCGTCGCCAGCATCGACGTAGAATCCGCCAAATTCGTCCTGCTTGACGGCATCATCGCCGTAGGATCGCACCAGAACGTTCCGGCGCTCCTTGTCGTTGACGGCCATGTCGTAAAGCGTCTGAGCCGTGAGGTCGATGCCATCGAAAATCGGCTTCTGGCGCTTTTTCCCTGAAGGATCGACATAGGTCTCCCCCTCTGGTACAGCCGCGTAACTCGCAGCGTCCGAAACGGCGTGGGGTTTCTGCCGTGTCTTGCCTTCTGGATCGACGTATTTGAATCCCGGTTCGAGCGCTGCGTATTCCTCCGCCGTCTTCACCTCGCGCGTCGTTTTGAGAGGCTTGTCCGGGTCGAGCGCGGGTGTCCCCGTCGCCGGCAGCTTCGGCAAATCGGGACGGTCGATATCGGTCGCCATTACTGGACCTCGGGATCGCTAGACCACGGCGTTGCGCTTGGCGCAGAACGCGCACCGGCACCGCCAGCCGCGCTTGGCGACCCTTCGCCGGCATCGCGCTCGCCGCGCGGACGCCATTGCCCTTTCAACTGCAACAGCGTGTCTTGCTGCATTTTCTCGTACAGTTTTCGCACCTCTTCGAGAGAGCGCATGGTATTAGCCGTGGTGTCGCCCATGTTGAGCCCGCCGATGATCTCGGTGATCTTCTCCGCGTCGGCATGGAGCGGCCGGGACGACGCATCGGTCAGCAGGCGCGACGCCATCAACTGCAGATAGTCGATATTGCGCATGAACTGCACGCGCTCGGTCGTGTCGCTGCCGAGGACGTTGCCGATGCGTTCGCCCAGTCTGGTGACCTTGCCGCCGACGCCGGCAGCGCCGACCAGATTATCGAGCACGGCCGTCGTCTCGCCGATCTTGTCGAGGCTGTCGTCGAACTGATCGACGCGCGTCTGCAACTTCTCCTGCGCATTGCCGGTGAGGAGACTCTTGCCGTATGCGTTGGCAATCGCCCGGTCCTTCTCGGTAGCCGTCGCCTTGCGCCCTGTCTTGGCCTCGATCTCGGCGATTTCCTGTTGAATGGCGTCGGCGCGTATCGCCGCGATCGAACCGCTTGACGCACCCGATCGCGCCGTCGCTTTGACCGCGCCGGTCGGCGTGTAGGGCTGTCCGGCCAGATCCGTCGTCGCGCCGGTCTTGTCGTTCATCCGATACTGCTTCGCTGGCACCGTCCGGCCATCGGCCCCAACGCGCTCCGGATCGGTGAAAATCTCCCACTTGCCGGTGTTTCCAGTGGTGCTCTCCGGCGTCCCCGACAGCACGCGATTCATCTTGTTTATCCGCTCCTCCGGCGTCATCGGATTGGGCGTTTTCGCGCGGTCGGCCTGCTCCTTGTCGATCGCCAAGATACCAGCCTGTTTGGTGTGCAATTCTAGGAGTTTCAGACTGATCTCGGGCAACTTGCCGGCTTGAATCCGCATGTCGTTCTCGTACTTCGCGATGCCGTCAAGCCCCTGCGTCACGAGGATTTGGTTCGCGGTGTGATTCTGGAAAACCGCCGTGAGATTCCTGACCTCGGCGTAGGTTCCGGCCCGATCGGTGTCGATCTTGGAGAGCGCCGCGCGATAGGCGTCCAACTCGAAATGCGCGAGTTTCACCGCGTTTTCGGTGTTGATCTTCCACTCGTCGAACGCGGTCTGCGCGGCAGCGGCGTCCTTGCGCTTGTAGGCGTCGAGCACGCCAGCCGCCGCGTTGAGCGAGGCTGTGAGAGGCCGCCGCGTCAGCAAGCCTCCGAGCGACGCAAGCACGCCCGCCGACGAGCCGAACGCCTCAAGCGGGCTGGTCTGAGGCGGCGCGGTCCACTTTTCGAGCTTGGGCGGCGTCAGGACGTTGGGATCGAGCTTCGCTTCCTCGGCGTCGATCTTCGCGGCCTTCTCCTTCGCGCGCTCGGTCGCGGCCTTCATCTCCACGTCCGACTCTTGGATGTACTTCTCGTTGGCGAGGAGGTTCGAGCGCAGCGCCGCGCCGATGCCGCCGCGTTTGGGATCGATCGCGTCGAGGAAACTCATTTGTCAAACTCCGACCTACGATAGCTTACACTAGTTATTGGGCCGGGTTCCAAAACCGCGATTTTAGGTTCGTACAGCGTCTTCAGCGCTAAATCATAATCGCGCTCGCTCTTCCGAAGAAGACTGTCCCGAGTTGTGGATTCTCCGCCACCCGATCGTCTCATCGACGCGGTTCTATAAAGTGTCATTGCATAGATAAACGATATTCCACCAGTAATAAATGGCGAGAAACCCAGATGTAAAGGCGACATTATCGTTGCTATAAACAACAGACAACTGGAATATATGCAGAATAGCCAGAAAATACCCACTGATTCATCACAGTCTTTTTCCCACTCATGCAAAATTGAAAACGTAAAAGTGGAAAGAAGACCAAACTCGGATATCAGTGTCATAACATATGCTGTCACATCACCTATATTGTCTCTCATCTAACTAGTCCTTGTGTTGTCGTGTTAACATCTAAACCTACCAGACTGTCCCTGAGTTCAGACCCTCGTGATGGCCATAGGTCGCCTACCCGTCGGCGCGCAATTCGGCGCGCGTTCGAGTGGCGCCTATGGCCTCCAAGCGACTTTAAGACTGTCCCTTGAGACGAGCCCACGCTTAGACCACCGGCTCGCATTTCGTAGGTTTCCCCGTCTGACGCGCCCGAGCCGTTCGGCCGGCGATGGTGGTTTGCCAGGCCCATCTCCCACCATTGCGCCGCAGACCGACCGTCGATAAATCCCGAATGCCTGCGACGGTGCCAATCCCGGAGGATTGACCGATGCAGCCTGTGTACCTAAATTCGGGGGAAACGCTCCTGTCCCGGCTGCATTCCGGACTTGAGCGGGGCGACGGGAGTTGATAGCTCCTGTCGCCCGCCTTCATTCTAGAGCCATTTTCGTCGTCGATGCAAGCGCGCCGCATTCAAGCCGCCGATACCTTGATCGTCTGTCCCCCGCCGCCCGCGAGGCCCGCCGCGAACTTCGCCAGCGCGTCCGAGAGCGAAGCGTCCTGCGCGAGCGAGTCCTTCAGGATAGACTCGTAGAGCGCTGTCGAGAGGCCGGTTTCCTGTATGCCCGTCGAGAGGAGGGTGCTCGCGAGGCTAGCGCCCTGCGACTGCTCGTTGATGCCCTGCGCGAGAAGGCTCTGCGCCAGCGTGCCGCGCTGCGCCGCGATCTGGTTGTCGACGTTGGCGAGATCCTGCTGCTCCGCCGACGATCCCGACATGCCGCGCGAGGCGTACTGGCTGCGGATGGTCGCCTTGGCGGATGCGGCGGCTGTCGTGAGTTGCTGTTCGAGGCCGGGCGGCAGTTTCCCGGCTGCGGCGTCGTTGGCGATGGTGGTGCCCTGCGTCGTGAGGTTCCCAGCCGTGCTGCCGACCGTTGCCGCGTTCGGGCCGATGAGCGAGTTTCCTTGGCTGGCGAGTTTGTCCGCTGCGGAACTGAGATTGCCGGCGGCGGCGGAAGCGCCGGGGATGGTCGGCTGGTTGAGCGCCTCGAAGCCGAGAATGCCGGCGCCGAGAACAGCGCCCGGATTGTTGACGAGGCCGCCGCCGATCGTGCCGGCCGGGTCGTTGAGGAATTTGGTGAAACTCGAATCGGGCGACGGTTTGATGCCGGATGCTCCGAAGGCATTTTCTCCGGCAGCGATAGCGGATGGTCGCGCTCCTCCTGCGGTGTCGGCGTTGAAAGCATCGGTCGCCGTTTTGTCGAGTCCCGCTGGTGCCGTCGCATCAGGGCCGGAGAAGGGCACCGAGGCGGGCGCGGCGACCGGGCCGGCAGCGGAAGCGATGCCGACAGGGGCTGCACCGGGAGGAGCCACGGCAGGCGCTACGGGGGCGATGGCTTGCCCCACCGGCGAGGCAAAGGCGGAAGCGGGGTCAATGGCAGGGGGCGCTATTGCACCGGCGGCGCCACCAGCCTGCGGAGCGACGCCCAACGCAGTCGCGATATCCTGCCCGCCGATCGAAGCCTCGGTGAGCGCGGCGGGGATAGCAGTGCTGGCCGCATCCGTCGCAACTGGTGCGACATCCGCCGCACCGCTGGCACCCGCTGCGGCAGCATCGGCAGCCGTCGATGACAGTTGGCCCGCCGTACCGGCGGCATCCGCCGCAGCGGGCGCCGTTCCACCGAAGAAGTCGCTGACTGCGGTTCCAGCCTGATCGAGCACCGCGCCGAGGTCGCAGACGATCGAGTGCGGGATGTCGCAGAGCCAGATCTCAGCGTTGAAGACGTGCGTCATAGAGAAAACTCCATCCGAAACGACGGTGTGCTCGCGGTGAACCCGAGAGCGGTAGCGAGCGGCGTTGCATCGGTCCCGTTCGTCGGGCGCAGCGTCACCGTGCCGACGCCGTTCACCTCCATCCAGAAAAGTACCTGCCGGAAGATGCGCAGCAGTTCGCCGGCATGGCCCGCCGTGTCCGAGAACCAGAACGGGAACAACCCCTCCATGACGATCTGGTCGGGAAGCCGCTGCTGCTTGACGCCGACGACGACGGTGTGCTCGCCGCGCGCAAAGCACCAGTTCGGATTCCTGAGACGGTCCAGCACCCACGTCGCCCATGCGCCGCGTCCGAGTTTTCGCTTGTAGCACCGCTCGGCGAGGTCGAGCGCCCATTCGATGTCGGCCTCGGTGAGGCGGCGCATTTCATGGGCGATGGTGTCCATGTCAGCGCGGTCCCGGCGCGAACGAGGACGCGCTCAACTGGCGCAGCAGGGCGTCGAGGACGGGATCGCCGCCGGCAGCGCCGCCGAGCGTGCCTGCATTCTGCCCCACCGTTTGACCACCCATAGCACTCGTTCCCGGATCCGTTCCTGATCCGATTCCCGTACCAACGCCCCCAGTATTTGCAGCAGAAACATTACCGCCGGGGTTGTTCTGCGCATCGACGCCGTGCATCGCCATGTTCGCGCCCGTACTAAGAGCGCCGATCGCCGTCCCAAATCCTGGCGCGGCGAGGTTGCCAAGCGTTCCAGTGAGAACGCCAACACCCATCCTTTCCGGCGTGGAGGTGATGCCGAACGGATTGGCGAGAAACCCCATTACATCCTTCGCCGTCGTCCCCACTGCACCCGCACTCTGCGCCGGTCCACCTTGACCTTGATCGTCCGAGCTTTGCCCCAATCCAGTTCCCACGCCGCCCATGCCTGGACCTGTCCCGCCGGTCGCCGAGCCGCCGCCGGTCGCACCCGTTCCTGTGCCGCCACCGCCGCCCATGTCGCTGCCGCTCGGATCGCCTGACGCGCCGCCGGGATCGCCCGCCCCGCTGTCGGTACCCTCGCCGAAAAACTCTGGCAGCCCCGTCTCGGGATGAACGCTGTTTCCCTTCGCGCCAACCGTGTAGCGATCCTTGTCGATCTTGTGTTTGGCGAGCAGAGCGTCGAGTTCGCCCTTGAACTTGCCCTTGATGCTTTCGACCGGGATGTTGAGGTCGCCCTTGCTCGCGTGGGTGAGGGTGTCGTCTCCGTTGCGCCCTCGCTTGGCGACGTGGTCGAGGACGTATTGCATGACGGTTCGCCCCTTCTCCGGGGTGTCGCCCATGACGGCAGAAGCGTCCGGTTGTCTCATATCGGCTCCATTTCCGGGCGCGGCGGCGGGCACCACACTGCTCTTATACTTTTCCGGGTTCCACTGAGGATCGCTCAGTTTGCGTCGTATCGAATCAACCTCCGCTTCCGCCTTGGGATCGCGCGGCATGATCTGCTCGTATCGATCCATGCGCGGGTTGATGCTGTTCCACCAGTCGAGTCCCGGCGTGAAGCGATCGTCGCCGAAGTCTGGTCCGCTCCCGCCCGGAGTGAGTTCGTAGCCAAGCGACTTGATGCCTTGGACCGCCATCTCAGATCCTCAGAGCCGCCCGCGCCGAGTAATGCTGCTGATAGACCGAGTAGATCCAGCCTTGCAGATCCTTGGGATCGTCGAAGTTCACGAACTCCACGTCGGCGCCGTCGAGTTGCAGCGCGCCGTTGATGCCGGAGAGCGCCGACTGATTGCGCTCAAGCCACAACTGCCGGTCGCCGGGCGGGATCGGGTCGAGCTGGTACTGCGGGAGGGAGACGCCCTTCTGCGCGAGGATCGCCTCTTGAATCTCGACGATGTCAGCCGCCGATGCGAAGGACCAGCGAGCCCAATCCAGTTCGGTGACTGGCGTGTTGAGCAAGGATGCCAGCATCGCCGCTATCTCTTTCGCGTGTCCTCGTCGCGAGAAACCTTGAGCTTGTAGAGCGGGCGCCGTCCCCACTCGTACGGCTCTCCCGGCAGCGGCGGATAGTCCGGGCCGTTCTCCCAAATCTTGATCTTGCCGTCTGGGATGACGCGGGTACCGACTGGCGTCTGCGCGACGAATCCCTTCGGGTTCTCGCCGTCCGCCATGATGCCCTCGAAGTCGAGCGAGCCGTTCTTGCGTGGCATGGTGCCTCCTAGCCGAAGACGCTGCCCTGATGCTGGTACGCGAGGGCGAGGTTCTCGATGGTGAAGTCGGGCGAGGTCGAAACTACAGTGAATCCAAGGTTAAAGCCAACGATGTCGCCGGAACCCTGGGCGAAGACGGCGACCGAGGGCAGCCCGTCGCCTGCCGGATTTGGCGCCGGGAACGTCATCGTGTTGGGCATCGCGTAGGATTGATTGCTGTCCGTATCGACCGTGCCGGTGAGGGTCACGCCGGCCTGTGCCGCCGAGCGGTCCTGCCCTTGCGCGTAGAGGGCGAGCGCCGTCTTTTGGAGGAAGATCTCGCTCGCCCCGTAGTGCTTGGATACGAGGCGCTTCTGCAACGTCGCGGAGGGCACGGAAAGGAGCGGTCTGAGTGTCGTGCCGTCCGTTCCCCATGAGGTGATGATCGTGCCGACTTCTTGCGTCGAGATGTAGATCAGCGCCGACGACTGGCTGACGATGAACCACTCCTTCTCGTCCCAGCCGAGCATGACGTTGCGCTGCGCCTTGGTGACGGGATCGAGAATGGTCATCAGCAGCAGATAGACGCGGATCGAGAAGATCTCGGCAACTGCGGCGCTCGGCAGTAGCGCGCCCGGTGTCGGCGGGAAGATCGCGTTGTTGAAAATCTCGTCGATCTTGCTTGAGATCTTGGTCACCGCGCCGCCGTAGAGACCGAAGACGCCGAGCGGGTTGGCAAAGAGGACGGTGCGCCCGTAATCCTGCAACGTGTCGCGCCATGACGTTCCGATCTGCGGGTCGGTGTTCTGGTAGTTGAACGTCGTCGCCGGTGGACTGCCCGCAGTCTGGACGTTCGAGATGACCGAGACCGACGAATCGCCGAACGGATAGAGGAAACCGTTCGCCTGCCGCATCGCGCTGTAATTGACCCGCAAGAATCGATCAGTCGAAGTGAAGATGAGGCCACCGTCCGAGGTCGCGAAATCGGTCAGAGAGCCCGGCGCCGAGACGAGGAAGACGCCGCCGTTGTTCTGCTTGCCGGACTGGTTCGGGAATGGCAACCAAACGCGGCTTGAGAACGTTTCGATGGCGGCGCCCGAGACGCCGAAGGGCATTACCGTCGCTGTGGCGGCGGCTGCGCTGTTGACTCCGGATTGGATAGTGACGGCGGGCGCGCTGGTGTATCCCGTGCCAGCAACGCCCGGCGTCACTGCGGAGATTGCTCCCGTCGTCAGCGTCGTGGTTGCGGTTGCGCCCGAACCGCCTCCGCCGGAGACGACGAGGGTCGGCGCAACGCCGAATCCCGTGCCGCCGTTGACGATGCTGTACGAGGCAACCGTCGTCGGCGCGAGAAAGGCCGCCGCCAAAGCACCAGAACCTCCGCCGGAAGGGAACGTGACAGCCGGCGCGTCGGTGTAGCCGGCGCCGCTTGCGCTCAAGAAGATGCTGACGACCGCGCCTGTCGCATCGACGGTATATGTTCCGGTCGCCCCGCCGGCACCTGAAAACGCGAGCGCATAAGTACCCGCCGCGTAGCCGCTGCCGCCCGCCAGAAGCGATACATGATCCACCTTGGCCGCCGTGAGCACGGCCGTGATGATGGCGCCCGTGTCGCTGCCTCCACCGGAGAAGGCGAATTGCACGACATCGCCGGGATGGTAGCCGGCGCCTTGGTTTGAGATGATGACCGCGACGACGGTGCCGTTCGCGATGACGGCGGTGGCGACGACGCCTGACCCGCTCCCTCCGAACGCGGTGACGCCCGGCGCGGAGGAATACCCGGACCCGCCCGAGAGAAGGGTCACCACCGGCCCTATCGAACCCGCCGTGTAGAGGATCGCGCCGTCCCAGATCCAGTACGAGTTCGGCGTGATGTTCGAGGCGATGAGGAGGTACTGAGAGCCTGACTGCACGCAGGCTGGCAGGATGCCGCCTTTATAGAATGTTCCCGGAACCGACGAAATGACCGTCACCGCCAGCGTCGCGATGTTGACCTGGACGGCGGTGCCATCGGACAGGAACACTGCTTCGTAGATCGTCGCGCCGATGTTGAAGCCAAAGTGCGAGACGATCGTGAGGGGCGGCGTCGGGTTGTAGATCGCGGTGCCGATGTCCCAGCAGGAGCGGAGTTTCCCCGGCCCGGTGCGGATGAGGTTTTCGAGGACGAAGAAGTCGGTATCTCCCATCCCCGAGCGCGATGCCTGCTGATCCATCCCGCCGAACGGCATGGGCGACCAGACGCGGAACCCCTCGGGGATGCCGAGTTGCGATTGCAGCTTGGAGGAAATCTCGGCAGTGTTCGGGGAGAGCGCCATCTAGCGGTAGGTGCCGTACCAGTCGGCGACCTTCCCCGAATCCGTGGCGAACCGCGCGATGCCGAGATCGTCGGCGAAGAGGTCCATCATCAGCCGCGCCTGACCCATCCGGCCCGATCCGTAATAGGCCATCCCGGCGGCGTAATACTTGACCGCGCCCTGGAAGCCCTCGGGGATAGCGTCGTAGTCGCTGTCCGTCGCGAGCGGCGAGGGAACGCAGAGCGTGTCCCACTCCATCTCTCCGTTCGGCCCGCCTTGCGACGGCGCCGGGAACAGCCAAACCTGCCCGTTGTCGCCTTCGTTCGTACACGACCAAATCCACGGGAACGAGGTCACCCCGAGATTGTACGACCGCGCGTAAGCCTGGAGGTCTTCCCACGGCATCCACGTCATCATCGGGCGCGACGATCCCCAAGTCACCGCGACGTTCAGCACGTTGATGATGTGGTCGATGCCCTGGCTCTGCGCCCGCGCGTAGGGGTTCGCATAGCCGTAGGGGTACATCTCGACGCCGGTGATCGTGTTGAATGAATTGGTGTCGGTCGACTTCTGGCCGGCGAGGTTGACGTTATTCGCCACCGCGCCGGGCAGCGTGCCGGGAACGAACGCGCCGGGGGTCATGTTGCCGGGTTGCGCGGAGGTGCCGAAAGGCGACTGGCCGGTGACGAGGACGCGCAGGCAAGAGGTGTGCTGCGCGACCTTGCGACGGGCGAGCATTATCCAGCGTTTGAGCTGCTTGTCGCTCAAAAAGAGCGCTGAATTATCCCGCAGCAGGCTCCGCGTGTCGGTGAGATAGTCGCTGAGCACTCACACCGCCTCTCCGATCAGATCGCGTAGAAATGCACCTGATCGACCGCGCCGCCCATGCTCGGCGTCGGCGTTCCGGGCGGGTTCACCGACGAGTTCGCTGTGCCGTAGAGGATGACCGAAGGCGTGCCCGAGTAGATGCCGCCGTCGAGCACCGTCTGCGCCGAGTTCGAGATCGCGCCGGCCGTGATCGTCGCCAAGATGGATGCCTTGCGCGGGCGCACCAGCAGCGCTTGCGTCGTCGGGTTGATGTAGGCAGCCGTCGTCGTCGGGAAGCCGCCGAGCGCCGACAACTCCACCGCGCCCTGCACCGCCGAGAAGCCCGATCCCGTCGTCGCAAAGGACACGCCGAGAAGCGCCCAGCACATGATCGGGGTAGCCGCAAAGCCGGTGCCGCCGCCACCCGTGGCGGTCAGCGTCGGAACAGCCGTCAGCGGGTTGCCGTGGTCGGTGCAGAGCAGGCCGGTGATGGTTTGCGCGCCGGTCAGCACGCACGATGCTTGCCCGTTTGCTCCCACGCCGTCGCGCCCGTCGTTGGTGATCGTGATCGTCGGCGCCTGCGTGTAGCCCGCGCCCTGGTCGGTGACCGTGATCGAGGTGACCGCGCCCGCCGAGATCGTCGCAAAGCCCGTCGCCTGAATGCCGGGGGTCGGCGGAACAGAGAACTCGATGACCGGCGGATAGACGTAGCCTTGCCCGCCGTTCGTCACGGTGATCGCGGTGCCGACTGCGCCGCCGACGATCGCGAGCCACACCGACGCGCCAGCCGATGCCGTGACAACCGGGGCCGACGTGAAGCCCGTCCCAGCAGCGGTGATCAGCGCGCCGACCGCGCAACCCGTCTGGTTCGCCATCCGCATGTTGACGCCGTCCGAGTAGACGTTGAGCGGCGATGCGGTCGGCCAGTCGCCGCCAATCGTCCGCCACGTCGTCGTGACCGGATCGTACTCCTGGACTGCGGTGTAGCGACCGCAGCGCACCATCCACGCGCCCGGATTGATGAGGTCGACCTGCCCCGGCTCCATGGTCTGGATGTTGGTCGGCTGCCCCCGGAGAGTGGGCTGTACTCCTGGCGCTCCATAAACGACGGGCATCGGTTTCTAGCTCCTACTTACTGGAGGGGCGGGTTGCTGCCGGGGGTGTTCGGCCACGCCGCTCCGGTCAAGCCAGTGATGTGCGCCCCCGAACTCGGCTTGGCGCAGACGAGGTCGAGAGCCGTGATGAGGACGCCGATGTCCGCGATCTGGCCCTGCGGGATGGTCGACTCGAAGCCCGAGAACACGAAGGGCGCGTACTCGCTCAGATACATCGCCGTGTAGCGCGAGTTGAGCGTGTACATCTCGCCGCGCGGGCAGAACGGATCGGGGAAGAGCGGCGTGTCGAGAACCTGGATCGCGCGGAAGCCCGCGTTCACCACGTCGTCCTTCTGGTACTTCGACTTCGGCGTCGTCTGGTACATCTCGTAGCCCATGAAATCCGTCATGAGCGAGGCCCAGTCGGCGGGGTTCATCACGGCGAAGTCGGGAGCCTCGCCGCCTGCCCCGGTCTGCACGCGGGTCAGCGTCACTGCCATGCCGGAGCGGTTCGAGATGCCGCCGGAGTTGGGCAGGAACTGACCCTGCCACCACACGTTCCCGGCCCGCGCGATGCCGCCGTAGCTCGGCGCGTTCGTCCCGTTGTCGAAAGCTTGGCTCAGAGAGTCGATGGCGCTCGGCTGCGCGAAATTGTTCGCGTAGAGCGATGTCGCAAGCGCCTGCTTGATCACCACCGCCGCGTCCGACATCACCGCCCGCAGCTTCGGGATGATCACCTCCGACGACTGGATAAGCGCCTCCATCCCGAAGAACCCGATCGGAACCATCCCAAGTTTCAGGTTGAACATCGCGTTCTGAATCGCCGCCTGATCCTCCGGCATCGGGAAGTCGCCCGCGAAACCGCCCCACGAGAACGACGTGAACGCCGCGCCCTGTGCTGGGATCGTGATCTGAGGAGCGCCGCCCTTGGCCTTCTGCGCGTTCTGCAAAAACAGGCTAAGTAGCGGATGCGCTTGGTAAATTTGGACGAAAACCGAAGGCAAAACGGCCCTTCTTGTGAGCGCGGCGAGCTGCGCCCCTGCGGCACCACTAGGCAGAATTCCGCTGGAAACGGGGGTCTGGAAGGTCGTTGGGAGTGCCATATCTCAGATCTCCGTTACATTGCCATCAGGCCGGCGGCGGCCTTGTGGTGTGGTCACGCTGGATTTCCTCTCGCAAATTCGTCGAGAACTTCGGCGGCTTTGCGGTCATACCAGCGGATTGGGTCCTGATGCAGAAATGCAATGTCCTCGTCGTCGCTCTTGATGCCCGCGCCGAATAGGTTGAGGTCTGACGGCGCGTATGAGGAAGTCGTCGCCGGCTTGGCTCGCGGCTCGTGGTCGGTGACCCAAGCTGCGGCGGCGGCGGGATCGGGGTTTCCGGTGTCCTTCATGCGCTTGACGACCTTCGCCATGCCGTCGTCGGTGAGGCGGTATTCCTTCTGGGCGTCGGCGAGGGCTTTGTTGAGGTCGGCGTCCTCCTTCGACTCCTTGTCGGCCTTCTCGCGTGCGTCGAGGCGATCTTCGAGGGTGCGGCGGGCTTTGCGTTCCTCTTCGAGTTCGGCCTTCACGGGGGCGAGCATCGGCTCGGCGATGTCGAGTTCTGGGATGCGCGAATCGGGGAGCTTTGCCTTGACCATTCGCTTGAAAGCAAGACCGTGCTCCTTGTCGTTCCAGATGCCGTCGAGGAGTTGCTGGGCACGTCGGAGGACGGCGAGTTCCTGATCGGAGATCTCTGGCATCGTTCACGCCTCCGTCAGGTGGTCGACCGATTGGAAACGTGGTCAATCCCCATGGGGCCGTCGCTGACGGTCTTCGGCAGGCCAGATGCGCGGGCGCCGATGCCCATCTTGTCCATCGGGACGCGCTTCATCATCGGGTCGTCGGCTTCAGTTGTGTTGACATAAGGCGCAGGGAACGAGGGGTTCGTCTTGTTGAGGGCCATCGGATACTCCTATGCGGGCGGTGCGCCGCCGCCGGCAGCGGGCGGGGCGGGCATCGCGGGGGATGGGGGAGCGCCGCCGCCCATGCGCGCGAGCGCGGCGTTCGGTGCGTTCTGCTTCATCTGCTGCATCATCTGGAGCAGCGATTGGACGGGGGGTCCGCCCTGCTGGCCTTCCTGATCGACGTGCTTGGAGAGGGTCTTGGCGACCGAGAGCACGTCGGTGTGGAGGGGCGATCCCATGGGGATCGAGGGCAGCGCGTCTTGCAGGGCTTGGAGGGCGACCTTGATCTTGCCGAGGCCGGCCATTGCGTTCCCGGCATTTCCCTGCGGCGCTGTAGGTCCGCCGAGGTTTGGCTTGGCGGTCGCCAGCGCCGGGGAGGCTGCCGGGGCGCCGCCTGCCGGGGAAGGCATTGGCAGGGGCATCGAGATCCTTGGTCGGGAGAACGGCGGGCGGAGCCGGGACGACACCGCCCGTCGATGTCAGGAAGTATCGCGCTGGGCGATTTACTTCCGCTTGTGACGACGACGGCCGCGTGCCATGGCGAGTCTCCTTTGCTGTGAGCGACCGCCAAAGTCTCAAGCCCGTATTCGGCGGTCAGGAATCCCCAAAGCGGGGGGTGTGAAACCCCTACGCGCGATGAGCAAATTGGACGAGAGTGGAAAATCGCGCTAGCGTGCGCTACTCGCCAAATAGCGCAGGGGTGCGTGAAGATGCACACTGATCAGCAACGGTACACGTCGAAGGAAGTCGCGAAGATACTTGGCGTCTCGACAACGTGGCTTTATCGACGGCGCAAGGAAATTGGCACCGGCCCTGATTTCTTCAACTTCCGCCGTCGATACTTCTACTACGAGAGCGACGTTGAGCGCTGGCGCGAGAGTCGCCGAAACCTCGGACAAATCGTGGCGTAGCCAAAATCGACAGAGCGAGTATGCTCGCCGGATGCGCATCCCCGGCAAACTTTCCAGACGATCAATCCTTGGCGGGATAGCCGGGCTGCTGGCCGGGCCAGCCATAACTCGTGCAATCTCATCTCTGCCTGATATTGCGGCAACGGATCCAATCAAACGATTGGGAGCTTGGGCCACCTCTACCGTAGTTGCTGGGCAAATCACATCGGTTACGATAACGAACGGTGGCAGCGGCTATCGCGTGCCGCCAACCGTCACAATTTACGATCCAAACGCATGAGAATCCCCTCCCGCAACATCGCAGCATTCGCCAAGGAACTCGTCGACCGCTGCTCGATTTCACGTGAAACACGCATCGAACGCGGCCGCATGTACCGCAATTTGTTTCTGACCGGCGACGAGGGCGGCGACCCGGCGACCTACCCCCGGACCTACGCCTACATCGACAACCTCTCGTCCTATCTCTACTCGCCGGTCGAACTGCGCTTCATCATCGAGCACTACGGGCAGGCGAACCCCGCCGACCGCGCAAAGGCCAGAGCCGCCGCGTCCGACCTCCACCGCAGATTCCGCGAGGCCGCGCTCGACACCGAAATCGAGGAGGCCGTCACATGGGCCCTCGTCAAGGGCAAGATGTTCGTCAAGCTGCTGTGGTCGCGCTGGGGCTTCGAGCCGATCCTCGTGCAGCCGGAGATGATGGGCGTCCTCGACGAATCAAAGGCCAGCCTCGACCGGCAGGAGGCGTTCTGCCACACGACATTCATTTCCAAGGCCCAGTTCTACGATCTCATCGAACTCCACCCCGACCGCGCCGACCTCGAAAAGAAGGTCCAGCGATATCTCTCGCCGCGCAAGGGAGCCGAGGAGGCGCAGGGGAACGCCGTGCTGCGTCAGGTCATCCTCGGCGGGCTCTACCCCTACCAGACAGCCGGCAACGATAGCGTAGCGAAGCCGCGCGGGTTCGTAGACTGGCTCTCCGGCCCCGATCCCGTCATCAGCCCCGAAGTTCTCGGCGACCTCCTGCGGCTCGACGAGCTATGGGTCTGGGACTCGGCGGAAGACGACTGGACGACGATCCAGATCATCGGCGAGGATTGCGTCATCGAAGGCAAGACGATGCACCGCAACATCTTCGCCGACGCCATCGACACGAACCTCAAGCTCGACCACAAGGACAACCCGCTCAACGGGCACCATCCCTTCAACGAGATCTGCCCGAACCCGCTCAACGGCTACTTCTGGGGCCGCTCGGAACTCTGCAACGTCGCGCTGCTGCAAAAGACGCTGAACATCAGGCTCAACGGCATCAACGCGCTGCTGCGCTTGCAGGAGAAGCCGTCGCGGCTGATGACCGGCGGGACGAGCCTCAATCAGAGCGCGATGAACAAGATCAGCAAGCCGGGCGGATACCTGACGGACTCGAACCCGAACGCGAAGATCAGTTCTCTCGCGCCTGAGATCCCGGTCGGCCTCTACGAATCGCTGCACGAAAGCGAGCGCATGTTCGACCACATGGCCGGCACGCCGCCTGTCCTCCAGGGCCGGGGCGAGGGATCGGTCAGAGCGCAGGGCCACGCCGAGACGCTGACCCGAAACGCATCGCCCCGCTTCAAGGACCGGGCATTGTTGATCGAGCGTCAGATCGAAGCCATCGGCGGCCTCGGGCTTGACATGCTCAAGGCACACGAACCGAAAGACCTCGTCGCTTGGGTCAAGCCGAACGACGCCGGCATCGAGACGGAGTTGAACGGCGTCGAGGACATCGAGCAGGCTCCCGCGCCGGGGATGCGGAGAATCGATTTCAAATACGCCGATCTTCGAGATTGCGCCGTCAGGGTCGACTCTCATTCCGCCTCCCCGGCCTTCGCGCATGAAAGCAAACAGCTTGCGTTTGATTTGTTGAAAGCCGGTGTCGCGCCGCCGCGCTACGTCGCCGAACATCTGCATCCTGCCGGCGAAGACGAATTGGTCACCGATTTGGAGCGTGCCGAAATTGACCGCGCGAAGATGATGCAGGAACATCCGGAACTCGCACTTAAATCAATCGAGGGCGGCAAAAAACGGAAATGAGCCGTTGACGCCGCGTGCGCGTCGTGTCAAAGCCGTCACGGCTACGAGAGGCCCGTTGTTGCCCGTCCCGGAAGTTCCCGGAACGGCATCGTCCGTTACGTCCGGTCAATGCCGGAGGGGTTGTGAGTGGCTGGTCCAGTTTCTGACCAGTAGTGCTAGGAATGCGAGGCCGGAGGGGTTTTGCTTTCTGCGGCCAGTTACGGCCCGTTCCAGATCGTCATGTTAAGGCTGGAGGGGCATCGAAGTGAAGCGTGCGTCGCGGAGCGGGAAGTTCAGGCTTTGCGCTGATCGGCTCCGCTCTGTAAGGCTGTCTTGTTCGGGCATATCCCGTTCGGGTCCGCCACGTTGTTGCTGCGCTAGTTAAGGCCGGCAGAGAGAATACGAAAGTCGGCGGTTGCCGGCGAGAGGCGGGGAGAGTCGTTGCTTGTCGCATCGAGGCTCGTATGTGATTGGAGCGTCAACGACAGGCGTGGTAAGGCCGGCTTCTATCGTTGTAGAAGTCGGCCTCCTTCCTTTCTAACGCGATCTCGCCAATACGCCATCAGGTCCGCCATCGTCTGCGCGAACGGGATCTCGGGTTGCCACCCTGTGTGTGCGCGAAACTTTCTTGTGTCGGGGACCTGGAGGTCGGCGTCGATCGGGCGCAGGCGCTCGGGATCGACCTCGATGGTGATCCTCACATCAGCCGTGGACATCCGAATCAGGTGGTGAGCGATGTCGCCCACGGTGCAGGTGTGCGTGCCGCCGATGTTATAGTAGGATCCGGGAATCGGATTGACCGTCACGGCGATGTGGTAGGCTTTGGCGACATCGCGAACGTCGCAGAGGGTTCGGAGAGAGTCTAGGTTTCCGACCTTCACGACAGGCGGAAGAAGTCCGGCTTCTATCATGCAAATTTGCTTGCTGAACGAACTTTCCATGAACACATCGCCCCGCCTTGGCCCGGTCGTCGTGAACATCCGCGTCGTCTGCGTGTTGATGCCGTAAGCCTCGGCGTAGAAGCGCCCGACGAGATCGGTGCCGGCCTTGCTGATCGCGTAGGGGCTCGCGGGATGGAACAGCGTCTCCTCGCCGATCGGCACCTTGTCCTTCGGCACGCGACCGAAGACCTCCGACGAGGAACAAACGTGGACGATCGCCTGTGGACAGAATTGCCGCACGGCGTCGAGCAGCCGAGTCGTTCCCAAGATGTTCGTGTCGAGGGTGTCGAGCGGCGAGTCGAACGAGGTGCGCGGGAAACTCTGCGCGGCGAGGTGGAAGACGTAATCCGGCGCCGCCTCCCTGACCACGCGCTGAATGCTGATTGTGTCCCTCAAATCGCCGCAGAGCAGATGCACCCGGTCCTTCGCGTTGATGCGCGGGATCAGCGTTTCGAGGTTGTCGAGCGGCGAGCGCCACCGCGTCATTCCGTACACGTCCCAATCGGTGTGCTCGACCAGGTACTCGGCGAGGTGGCTGCCGACGAATCCGGTGAGGCCCGTAATCAGCGCGCGGGTCAAAGGACTAGCCGCATGACGGCGACGGCGCGTTCGATGAGGTCCGGAGCGGGCCAAGGCGGGTTGCCCAAGAACATGCCGGTGTCGTGAATGCGGTCAGCGTTGGGTGTGGACTGGTTCTGCCAGCGGGCCGAGTAGGGGTGGCGCAGGAAGCTACCGCCAGCGGGAAGGCGACAATCTATGCTCGCTGCCCGCAACGCCGTCACCAGCCGCAACCTCGTCGCGTTGTCGGTCACGCTGAACTGAAACCCAAACGGCGACATGAAACCGTTCTCTCTAACTGGCGTGATATCCAGATCCTTGGTGAGTCCGATGAAGTGCTGATAATTGTGACGACGCTCTGCGATGAAGCCGGGGAGTTTGCGAAGCTGCACGCGGGCGACTGCCGAGTTGACCTCGCTCGGACGGCAGTTGAACCCAAAAATCTCGAAGCGGTATTCGTCGTCGAACGTCTCCGCCTTCTGCACGTCGCGCGTCCAGCCGTGCGAGCGCAGCATCCTCAAGAGCCGATAGCACTCGGCGTCGTTTGTGCCAACGAGTCCCAGTTCTATCGCGCTGAGTTGATGGCTGTAGAATCCGCTGAACGTGCTCATCAGTCCGAAGGTGCCGCAGAGCTTGCCGTCAACCGATGCGCCGAGGCTTTCACACGCATCCTCGATCAGGTACGCCTTCGTGACGGCCGCCGCCTTTTCCCATCCAGCGTAATAGGCCGGATTGCCGAGAACAGGGCAGGTGACGATGAGGCGCGGGACCGGCGTCGAGGTGACGATCAGCGGCACCGCGTTCCAAGTCGCGTCGGTATCAGCCACGCGAAGGTCCAACCCACTCTGCACCAAAGGCGCAAACGTGGTCGCCCAAGCAATCGCCGGCACCACAGCGCGATCACCGACCCGCAGCGGATTGTCCTTGAGATGAAAGAGCGCGGCGGTGGCGATCTGATTGGCGGCCGACCCGGAGTTTGTCGCGACGGCGTACTTGCGCCCGATATACGCGGCGAACTCCGATTCCAGAGCCGCCGTCTCCTCGCCCATCGTGACCCATTCGGAGTCGAGGACGCGGTTGATCGCCTCCCGCTCTAGCTTGTCCCAATGTGAATGCCCGGTAGGAAACTCATATGCCATTTCGCTAATCCTCTCTGAGTTGCCGGCTCGCACCCCTTAGCGTTAGCCGCGCCGACTGTCAGAAGATCGGCGGGAGATTCACGGTTTGCCCCTTGCATAATGCGGGGGAGGGCTGCTTGGTTCGCTGGGACGGCCGGCGCGTCCCCCAGGACGAATCTCCTATGGCAACTGCTACGCATAGAATTGCGTATATTCGACGAGTAAGGTTGAGCCCTCGTAGTCTAGGGCCTTGCGATATGCGGGGACAATCAACTCGTGGACGGCGAGGCGCTCGACGCGGATCGTCTTGAACATCATCTCAAACGCCCCGCTTGGATCGCCGAGGTGCTGACATCCAGCGTCCAGCGGGATCGGCGTGGCGACCGCTGTGCGAATGATGACGCGGGGCTTGTAGCCGCCATTTGAGAAGATCGGAATCTTGTCCAGTTGCTGCACCATCTGCGGCACGGCTTCGAGGAGAAACTGGATGCGTGGATAGACGCTGACCGGCAGTCCGCCAGCGATGGCAATGCCCGTCGCCATCCCGCATTGGAGATTCTCGGCGACGGGCATTTCGAGCAACTTCTCGGGGGGCAGGTGGCGGAACGTTTGGCTCATCGCCGTTCCGTCCGCCACAACGGCCTGCCCGATCACGATGGCTAGCGGATGCTCGCACACGAGACTCATCGCGTCGCAGATGGCTTTCGCGTAGGCGTTCATTCGTCGGTCGACATGTTGTTGGCAAATTGCCATCCATACTCGGAAATCGCCTCTTCGATCATGTCCCTAATGATCGCCATCTTGGTCTCGTTCGGCATGCCGTGCGTTGCCCATACTCGCGGATCGGCACACAACTCTTCGATCACCTTGTCGGCGTATTGTCCTGCGGTCATTAGAACTGAATCCTCTTGCCACTTCCGGCGTGCGGCCAGGGACTTGAATAGACGAAGGTCGTAACGAAGTCGTCCTCGGGGTTAGCAATGCGCGGCCCCCACGTCTCCTCGGTATCCGAGCACACGCTTTTCCCGTTGTCCTCGCATACGAAGTGGATCGGAAGATCGTGGCCGGCGGCGTAGGACAGGCACTCGTGAAACATGCCGCCGCGCGCTGTCATATCGCCGCAGAACACCCAGACGCGGTTAGTCCCGCCCGATCTTTTGATCTCGAACGCGATGCCGAGCGCGATCGGAAGGATGCCGCCGACGATCGCCGAGGAGATCATGCGGTAAACGGGGAAACAGAGCGTCATGGATCGACCGGCCATGATCTCGGCGCGCACTAGATCGGGCGGAATCCCGTGGAGCAGCGCGTGATAGTGACTACGCCAGTTCGAGCAAATCCAGTCGGCCCGGTCGATCGTCTCGAACACCTTGATGAGTTGGGCTTCGCAGCCGCCGTGCAGATGGATCGGCGCGCGTATCTCGCCGCGATTGAATCTCTCGGCGATATCGGCCTCGAACGCGATGAGTTCCTCGTCGGTCATCATTTGCCGACCACCCTCACAGGCACGCCCATGATCATCAGCCCATCGACGGATCGAGGAATCGGTCGCGCGAGTTTTTTCTGGAGCAACTTCATCTCCTCGACCAGCGCGTCGTATTCGGCCTGAGTCACTGCGAGATAGGCCGGGGCGCGTCCTCCCGTCGCGTCCTGGTCGAGGACGATCTTGCGTGCGATGGCGTGGGCGAGGGGCGTCGCGGTCATTCTTGGAACATCGGAGTTATCATCGTCTACTCCGCAGCCTGCTTCTTGCGGAACGTCACGCGGTCGAAAACCTGCGTCCAGAACTCCGCCGGGTCGTGATCTTGGCGAACCGCCGTATAGAGCGCGTGCCCGATCTCTTCGCAGCGCTTTATCTGGCCCATGAGAAATTTGCACATTTCCAGGCAGTGATCCGGGTTGTCGTACTCCTCGAACTCGGAGCGCGGCTCGAACCACTCGCGAAGATGCGGGTTCGTCCATTCGAGCAGGCACGCCCGCGCGAGCGCCGTCTCGATCACCCGGCCCTTGACGTGCTTGCGCTGCCCCGACCCGGTGAACGGCACGTTGACGATGATCCGGCAGTGCTGGAGGAACGAGGCGTAGCTCGCGTACTCCTCGAAGTCTCGAAGCTTGAGGACGAATGGCAACTCCTCCTGCTGGAGCCGCTCGACGACGCCCTTGCGCATCCAGCCGCCGACGTTGCCGGCATAGCCGATGGGGAACGGGCGCTCGGAGAAGGCGAAGGTTGGCTCGGGGTAGAATATCGGGCTGATTGGGGTGAGCAGCGTGATGCCGTTCTCGATCTTCCAGGATGGAAGTGGCGCGATGGCCCCGGTCCACTCCGAACCGCCCGGCCAGTCGTGGTTGCCGTCGATGCTGACGGTGAGGTCGAACAGCCCTTCCTCCTCGAACTTCCGCAGGATCGGCCACCACGGAGGATCGCCGCCGTCGAAGAGCAGATGCACCAGCGGCGCCATCTCCCTCAACTTCAGCAGCGTCTCGTTCGTCGGCGCGAACGCCGATCCCCACGCGCTGATGTAGAGAATGATGTCCGGTCGCATGTCCTCGGCGTGGTGCAGCAGTTCCGGATCGCACGTCACGTACTGCGCCGTCTGGTTGAGCCGCACCGCCGCCTTTTGCGTCGGGTCGAGCTTCTGGTAGATGCCGTAAGACTGCGTCGATTTCTGATCGTAGCAAAATGAATTGACCTCGTGCTGGCCGATGTAGCGCAGGCCCGCCGCGATGCTCTCGGTGTCGCCGGTCGATGTCGTCGCGATCAGTACGCGCATGCGCTAATCCTTCAAGTGTAGTTTCCAGGGTCGGCGCCTGCCGGCCAGGTAAGCGCGTGCTCCTTCGCGAGGGCGCGCAACTCGTTCATGGGTATGCTCACCCGGATCTCGATCAACTCGTCATCGCCCTTCTCGGCGGCCTGGATGATGATGCTGTAGTAGGCGCTCAATACCCTGCTTTCGATGGAGGTCATGCCGTCTCCAGCAGCTTGCGGCGGATCGTCTTCGCCGTCATCGCCTTGATGTGCTCGACCGTCGCGGCGCCGAACTTCTCGCGGATCATCGAGAGGTAGCGCGGGTTTCGGTAGTAGGTCTGGAACGCGGCGTCCCGGAATCGCAGCACCTCCTCCGCGCGGACGTGCAGCGTGTCGAGCGGGTGCGTCTCGTAGGCGTGTTGAGAAAATCCTAAATAGCTATCGGGCAGCCGCGCGCCGGCCTTCACCGCTTCCGCGTAAAGAGCCGATCCTGGATACGCCTGCGCAGAATAGAAGTTCGCGAAACTCGTATTGAGGCCCATTGCCAGATCGAGCGTCTCCTGCATGCTGACGAGGTCATCGTCTGGCAGGCCGAAAATGTAGTTCGCAATGACGTTGATACCGGCACTTTCGATAGATCGAACCACCGCCACAATATCGTCGCTCTTGAGCGCCTTATCCGCTCCGTCTCTGACATGCTTGCTCCCCGATTCGATGCCGAGCGCGAGCCAGCGGATGCCGGCGCGGCGGAACATGCCGAGCGTGTCGGGCTTCACTGTATCGATTCTCGCGTAGGCCCACGCATTGCCACCGCGCTCGCCCCATCCGGATTCGATCAGACTTTGGCAGATCGCGGTGTAATGGCTCGGCTTGAGCACAAACATCTCGTCGACGATCTTGATCGTCTGGACGCCGTACTTCCGTTCCAGCATGAGAATTTCGGCGACGACGTTCTCAGGATTTCTGGTACGATACTTGTTGTCTCCGAAGGGCGCAGAGATACAGCAAAATTTGCATCGCCAGCTACAATTTAGGCTCGTGTAGATCGAAGCGTAGGGCTTCCGCTTCGACAGATCGCCGAAGCACTGCCATGGGTGCGCGGCGTAGGCGTGCATCGGCAGCAAGTCCCACACGTCGCCGTGCAGATCCTTCATGTTGGGGAAGGCGGCTCGCGGCTCTTGGAGGATGCGACCAGAGACGAGAGAATCGCGCCACACCAATCCAGGAACCGGACCTCTGCCACGCAACAACCCTACGATGGTCTCGAATCCCTCGCCGTTGCAAGCGTAGTCGATCGGCTCGTCGCGCAGCGTCTTCTCGGGCAGCGCCGCGACGTAGCCGCCGACCATGATGACTGGGATATCGAAGCCATGAACCTCGTCGTCAAGCATGGCGGCGATCTCGTGCGCGCCGTGCATGGTTTGGGCGCTCGAACTCGGTTGATGGCCGTGTGCCACAATGCAGATCAGGCGCGGCCTGTGGAACAACAGACCTATATTCATACAGACATCGGCGGCGCTCATACCCTCGGCTTCTGCGTCCATGATGGCGACGGAGAAACCCAGATCCCTCACATACCCAGCGATGAGGCGGACCCAAAGATTCGGTTCACACGCCACCAACTCGTCGCCGAGTCCGCTATAGATCGCGTCAGACGCGCCGGGGTTTATGAGGAGGAGGTCGAGCGTCATATCGGCCTCGGCTTATTTCTAGGACCGGATGTGTACCCTGTCCCGCCGCCAGTTTCGGTGACCGTCAGTTTTGCGGTCGGGTCGCTGACAAGGGCGGCGACCTCGCGCGGCCCGAACACGTTCCAGTTTCCGAACTCCTCGTGAAGCTCGGCGGCGAGAGCGTCGGCCTTGAAATCTTTTCTGTCTCCGCAGATCGAAGAGAGGACGTTCTTGGCGGTGTTTCTCACTCCATTTATCGAGTGGGTTAGTTTCAGCAACTTGTCCTGCTCCGCGCCGCCGGCCCGCGCCTTCGCCTCATTTTCCCAGATGTATCGATTACACAACATCAGCACGAGCATCGCATGGATTGAGCGCGCATCGATCTCCGGTCGCAAAATGTCGAGATCGTGCAGGATCAACTCCATCTCAGCGCGGTACTCAGCGGCGTGCTCGGGGATGAAGACGGCCTTCAACTGCACGATCGAGAGCCGGTCGACGAGTTCGGCGAAGGTGGGGAGGTAGCTGCGCTCGGTCATCGAAGGGCCTCGTCTATCATCGCCTGATATGCCTTGGTCGGCTGCCCATCGATCAGCGTCAGGGGGAGAGACCCTATCGTGGGAGTGTGGATGCCATACGTCATTGCGCCCGCTTCCTTCATTGGCCCGCTCGGTTCTCTCATCGCCATGATGGCGGCGCGGGCGTTCATATCGTCCACGATGTCGTGCGGCTCATCCCGTGCCGTCAGACCCTCTCGCACGACGGCATCGGTGTAGCCATCCTGAATGAAGAACGTGCCGTTGACGTGCGCCTCCAACTGGTAGCGCATCATCTCGAACGAGACCTTGTCCACCATCTCGCTCATCGCTGCCTCGGCGGGTTGATCAGGCGGATCGGCATCGGCGTCCTCGGAGCCTGCGCGACGGCGACGGGATCAGGCGAGTGCTGGACGCCGGGCGAGTACGATCCGGCGAGCGCGCGTCGTCCGAGCATCGCGGCGTTGGGGATCATCGGGTTCTTGCGCCGCCCGCCGCCGAAGAAACCATCGGCCATCTTCTGGAGTTGTGGCGCAAGCGGCGGCGCGGAAGTCTCTCCCTCGCGCACGTTCGATTTCAGGTCCGTCATCCCGTGGTCCTGCATGACGATCTCGGCGGTCTGGTCGATCGCCTTGACGCTATTGCTCATGCCGACGACGGCGGGCGCGCGGTTCGAGGAGAAGTCCATCCCGCGCACCTTCTCGCGCTTGGAGCACGCGGGGCACGGCGGGTCGGGCGCGTCCTCGGATGGCAGGACGCGGGTGTACTTGTGGCCGCAGGGGATGCAGCGGAGCGTGACCTTGACCTTCATTCAAGCGCCTTATCGATCATCGCCTGATATGCCTTCGTCGGTTGGCCGTCGATCAGCGTCAGGGGGAGAGAGCCTATCGCGGGAGTGTGAATGCCATACGTCATTGCGCCCGCTTCCTTCATTGGCCCGCTCGGCTCGCGAACACATTCGATAACGCGACGGGCAAGTCGGCGCGCCTGTTCGGTACTGCATCGCTTGCCGAACATGAGGGCGTATTCATCCACTCGCCGGGAATGGCATACATCACCAAATACCAGAGCATCACCCCCATGAAGGCGATGCGCAGTCCGATCGAGACATAGTCGAGCCCGGACGCCTCCTGAGCCACGATCCCTACTAGCGGCATTCCGCCCGAGGCTGGCATCACGCTCTCCGTGCCAAGTCGTCGCGCCGCGCCTGCTCCGTATCGGCCCGCAGCACCTCATCGTCGGACGGCGCAACCCGCCAGCCTTTCGGCTCCCACGCGATCGTCGCGAAGTCCCATGCTGACACCCATTTTCCAGACATAACCCACCTGCCTTTTTCGATCTTGCGCGTCTTCTGCCAGCGGGCGCGGACCTCGCGCGTGCCCTCGTTCAGCAAGATATGAGTCCCGTCGAGCGGCGCCGTATCCATTGCGGCGTACTCGACCGCAGGTTGCGGCGTCTCGACGGCGGGAGGAGGCGGCTCGGGCGTCGGCGGCGCCTCCTTGAATACCTGCTTCGGCTTCTCGGTCATCTCTTCCTCCGTATCCCAAGCATACGCTGCTTGTCGCGACGGCGTTGTGCGGTGGCTCGAACACAGATCCGGCACCACCTCCCGAGGCCACCACAATCTGTTTTTCCGATCAGGGTGTTATCAGGGGAGTACGGGTGACCATTTTTGCAGTGCGTTTTTATTCTGTTGTGTTTTCCGCCATTTCCTCTCCTCACGTTCTCGGCGTGCGTCACCGGCTCAAGATGGTCTGGGTTGCAGCATGGAGGATTTCGGCAAAGATGATCTAACTCAAAGCCTTCGGGAATCGGACCCTTGATCCGCTCGTACATCAATCGAGAAACCCTTACATGTTTTCGGTCGAATGACGCATACGCGTATCCATACGTAGTGGCCCCGGTCCAATTCCAGCAGCCGGTTGCTTGGTCAACCACGAGCTTGCTGGTGATGCGCTGGATCTTCCCTGGAATTGTCACGCCAAGCCTCGCTGTATCATCCAAGCCGGAGATTCCGGCTCCATCTCGGCCAGTTCTTCCTGACGTTTGAAAAACCTCTCTACAATTCTGTTTGCGACGGCGGTCATCGGATGGACATCGCCGCGCTCGACGGCATCGACCGCCTCATATGTCATGCCCTCGGCGATCATGCGAGGCCGAATCCATTGGAGCCAAGTGGAATTGGCGTGTCCCGCCGCAAATACGCGGTCGTCGTGGCCCCTGCCCGGCGCACCGATGTCATTGCCCTCTTGTGTGACGATCAGCATCTCTTCGAGCAGCAGTGCCGACTTAATCGCCAAGAGACTCATGTGATAATGATCGCGAAGCTGGTTCATCATCTGCCACTTCGTCTTGAAATTCATATCTGAATTCCACATGAATCCGGGGCCTGCGGAGTCAGGTCTGGTTTGCATGTACCATCTTGCGTTACTGAGGAAGTCGTCGAACTTCCGCTGCTCTACCTGCTTCTGGAACATCTCGGCTCGGAGACGATCACGCAACCCGTCGAACTCGACCATCACGGCGCGGCCGGGTCCGGTCAATTCGAGGTTCACCATGCAGTCCTTGTAGGCTCCCGCGAGGTGAGCGAGGATCCACGCGAACTGCCGCGTGTCGATGGCGTCGGAGGCGTACTCGGCGCACTGGACGAGGCGGTCGGCATAGCAGCGCCACACGCTGATCGCGCCCTTGTCCTTCCAGTCGTTTCTGCCATAAGCCGGATCGGCGCCGATGACGTAGCTCGCGCCATCGACCGGCTCGTGCCACACCCGAAGCTCGACCTCGTCGATGCGATCATAATCGTCGATCTTCTCGGTCTGCACCGCGAAGAAGTCGTTCCCGATGTAGTAGCGGTACGCCTTGAACGTGAACTCCGGCTCGTTGGCGGGATCGTAGGCGTATTCGAGATCGCGCTGCACGACCCTCGTCATAAAGAACGAGAACCCGGTCAGAACCCAAGCGTCTTCTTCAATCCACGGTTGATTCTGCTGGAGCGTCCCTTCGTCGGCGCCTTCCTTCGAATCCTTCCACCGACGCCACGCCACCTGCTCGATAGTTATGGTGACACCATGGCGCTCCTTGACGAGGTTGATGCGCTCGCGCTCCTCTGAGTCGATCTTCGCGGCGCCGAACTTCTTGAAGCGCTCGTCGTGCTTCGGGATCTGGTTCTGCGGCTTCGCCCACCAGCCGATGAAGAAGCGGCGCTTGGTAGCGCTGTCCTTTCCGGCGTCGATCCACATGTCGCGGAAAAAATTCATCCCCTTCGCGGTCGATTCCTCGACGACCAAGCGGTCAGGATGCTCGACCGAGAGGGACTCCTTGAAACTTTCGTACCCCGCCGGGTTCCCGTAGGCTCCGAGTTCCATGGCGTGCGCGACGACATAGCCGACGCCCTCTCCCCATGAGATCGATTTTTTCCCGGTTCCGGCAACGAGGATGTCAAGGCGACTGCCGTTCGAGTATTGGATGCCGCCAGAGTGGCTGCGCACGATCTTGAACTTTCCCAAATAGCCCTTCGGAAACGAGCGGACCATTCGGGTGATGACGGCGCGGCAGGCATTGGCGTTCTTCGGCGTGTCGGTGACGAGAGCGCCCGTGAGACCGGGGTGTACGGCCATCCAAAACACATCGACGAGCGCGAGCGAGATCGTCGAGATGCCGAGTTGCCGTGACTTCAGGCAAAGGAACTCGCGCTGCCCGGCATCAAGGCCGCTCGCGAGTTCATAGAGGAATGTCTCTTGGCTCGCCCACATCTCGAACGGTGCGCCGCGATCGTCGAGCGACGCGACCTCTTTCGAATCGATGCGAATGTTCGAGATAAAATTCTCGAACAGTGGCATCCATTTGTTGGGGTCCGACATCAGGGCACCCCGGTGTTGAACAGCTTGGCGAAGTGTGAGAGCGGGATCGTCACCGGACCCTGCGGCCTCATGCCCGGCTGGGCAGGATCGAACTTGAACGTGTGGTCAGCGAGAATCGCCCTCGCGCTCTTGACCTTCGCCGCATCCTTCTCGTAGGCGTCGAGCTTGCCGTTGCAGCCCGACAGCATACCCGTCAGCGCGTTCTCCATGACGTTCGGCTTGCCCTTCTTTGCCGAGAAGCGGCCGACAAGTTTCGCAAGCCGGTCGCGCACTTTCCGCACTGGTGCCGCCTGCTGCTCTATCGCCGCCGCGCGCTCGGCAAGAACCTGATCCATCAACTTCACGAGATCGAAGTGCAGAGCGTCGCCGACCTTCGCGAGCGCGGCATCAAGCGCGACCTGTAGCACTTGGATCGTCTCGGCCAGAGAATTATCTGGTGACTTCTCACTGATATCGCCTGTCGCGTCGTACTTCGCCCGGCGCTCGGGATCGACGAGAATGTCGTGCGCGTGCTTCAGCGCCGCGAAGACCTTGGCGTCGCCGCCGTTGATGTCGGGATGCGCGGCCTTTGCTTTACTCCGGTACGACTTCCTGATCTGCGCCGCCGTCGCATCGCGGGAAACGCCGAGAACATCATAGAGAGTCATCGCGCGCCATCGTTATATAGTCGGACCACACAGGCGGAAACCGCGCGTCGTCGCGCTTGGGCGTGTCGTCGACTCGCAGGGCGAAGGGAACCCATCCGTCCTCAATGATCGAGGTCATCTCGCCCGTCGGCGGTATCAGAACGCCATGCTCAGCGACGTGGCAACGGAAGACCTCGATGCGATCCTCGTTACCCATCTCGAAGGCGGCGACCAGCACGTCTTTCATCGGATAGGGAAAAGCGTTGGCGCTCATCGGCAGCCAGCCGTCATTCATGTATCGTGTCCCTCGATCTAGCTAATCCCGGTCAGAGGAAATCCCCAAGAGCCTCTCGGGGACTTCCGTTCACATGGTCATCACGCTACTCCGACCATGTTTATGCGGTCGTGCCAGCGGCGAAGGTGCCGAACGCGCCGGTGATCGTCACTGGTATCACCTGATCGGTCAGGGTGACGCTGAACGGCGCGATGACGCCGGCCGGATCGGTCCAGGTGATCGTGACGCTGCCGCTCGCAGGCGTGGTGACGTTGCACGACTGGAAATCGGCGGACAGCCGCGCGTCGGCAACGGCGGGGTTGTCGACGGTCAGCGTGCCGGTCGGCCCCTTGACGGCGGCGCCGGTCGAATCGGTGAAGATGATTGGTGCGGTAACCGCCGTCGAGGCGGGCAGAGTCTGTACGGCCAAGATGATGTCTCCTGTCTTTGGGTTGATGAAGTAAGCGCCCGCAAAGCGGCCTTTGACGGCCTTTCCCGGCTCCGGCTTCTCTGTGAGAACGTTTGAAATGTGCTTCAGCGTATGGTTGTGCAGTTTGAACTCTTCGAGAATCTCCCCCAGCACCCTCACCTCGGCCGATAGAACCTGAACCTCGGTCGGCTCGTGCGAACGGTGCCACGTCATCTCTTCTTCTCCAGGTTGAGTCGCGGATTGTAGCACTTTGCTTGTCGGCAGACCCGCGTTCGTCGCAAGATAGTTGCGCTCGCGCTGCGGCAGGCACTTCAGCATCGCCCAACGGCACCACGTCGAGATCGTGTTCCCCGACGCACGAGCCGCCCGCTCGATCGACGACTTCTCCGCATCGACCAGCGTCACCGTCACATACGCCTTGCGCGGCGTCCGACCGGGGCGCGGCATCAGGAGGCGATGCGCCGAGCACGCTGCCGAGCGCAATATTCGCGAGCCAACCGCCGCGACGCATCGTCTTGCGGCAACTCGCCCATGTCGATCATGCGATTGCGCCAGCCATGCCAGAACGACCGGCCGCGATTGGCACCGGGTTCGGGATCGCCGCGCTCCGTCGAGAGATAGCCCTCGAAGACATCGTCACTGTCCAGCGTGTCGAGATCGGCTACCGTGCTGACCGGAGGGAACGTCGTCATCGCCGCTAGTCCAAGGCCAAGGGTGCAATCCGACGACCGTAAACCTGGGGCAGCGGCCCCGCAAGACCAGATCTCGCAGAGCCGCGCCTTTTTCCTAACCTTCAGCCGACCGTCTTCACCTTCGACGCCAAAACCGAAACCTCCATCCCAGCCTCCGTCCGAACCAGCTTCTGCGGCCCCGCCTTCGGATCGAAGTCCGGATCGCCCGCCGCCGCGTCCCGAATCACAGTCACGTCCTTGCCGTCGACCTGAGTCTTCTGCGCCATTTCCGTCTCCATCGATGGATTGCCGGTCAGCGCCGGCCCGCATGAGGGTAACGCCGGATCAGGCCGCTCGCTCGCCCGCCGAACCCGCCGCAAGCGCAATCAGCGCCGCAAGAGCAGCATCTAGGAACTTCCGCGCCCGCGCGTCGTCCTCGAACTCGATGATCGCCGAATATTGCTTCGTTCCGTCGCGCCGCGTCCACGACTGCCGAGGCAGGCTCACAAACGCCCCGTTCGTCCCCGCAACCAGCATCGCCCCGCGAATGATCATTCCGCTGTCGAGAATGAGATCGGCCCGGCCCCGCGCCTTGCTTCCATTCGAGATCAGCTTCCAGTTATCCGCCCGCATCACGCGGCCTCCCCCAACTCCTCGCGCAACCGCTTCGCCGACCCCTTCCACGCCACCTGCGGGTTGATCCGACTGATCCGCCGCAGCCGAGGGTGCTTCTCGATCAGATGGCGATCGCGCAGGGCCTTCAGCGCCCGATAGACTGACGACAGAGCCATATCCAACTCGTCCGACATCGCCTTCGCGTCCGCTATCACTTTGTTCTCGTGATCCGCCACCGCCAGCAGATACTCGAACAAACGACGCGCCTCGATCCCAAGCGTCTTGTCCCGAGCCATCTCCAGCAACGCCGCCTGCCTGATTTGCACAAAACCCTCGTCATAGGGATGAGGATGACGGCGCGGAATGATCATCAAACCTAGCTCGCGCGGCTCAGAAATATCATCCATTTTCCGCTCCGAAAGAACCAATGACTGCGCAATACGGTAAAAGATGAATACTAATGCGCGAAAACGAGCCCCGCAAGCGCTTGAATCAAAACGCCAATTCAGACCCCCTCTTATATGTTTGGAGTTCCCTTGGAACAGTCGACCGCCGTGGGATCGCTGGCGGAGCGACACATTTTGATCAGCCTAGCGATGAAGCGAAGCGAAGGCGCGAACCCAGGCTGACCAACCTTTCCAGCCGAACCACCGGACCCCACCGTTCAATTCTCCGTGATACGCGGAAGACCATCCGCAGCGATGGGGCAAAACGTCCAAAATTCTGGGGGAAAAACGACGAGGTGGCCTCAGAATCAGCAGGCCAGCGTCCCGACGACGAGGCCGCGCCGCACTTGCTCGCCGTCGACGCCGGCCATCGAGCCGTTCGCCGAACCCCATCGAGACGCCGCAAACCCCCAAATCGAGCCGAATCACCCACTAAATGCGGTGTTCCCAATAGACCAAGCCCTAGCGAGACAAAATCAACGAGAAATGGCGCGATCCAGCCATCGCAGATCACACGACGACTAAGACCGATACAGACGACGACTGCTATTCGGGCCGATTGCGAGGCTTGTCCGATAGACGATTGAGCGGACGCGCAACGTTGGCATGCTCGTTAACTTCAGCCTGAGCGTGCGCGAGCCCATCGGCGAAGTAGGCGAGGGAGTTGCGGCGTCGTTTCTCAGATCGAGCGGCTTCCCATTCGGGGGTTGGGGCAAACACCGCGCGGAACTGTCCGCGTTCGTTGCGCGGCTTAGGCTGGAATGTTCGTGTACGGTCAATTTCCGGGTCGCTAACCGCTGCCATCGTTTTACGGATGAAGTCCGACATACTGAGGCCAGCGTCACGCGCGGCGCGTTTGATTGAGGCTGCCAGCTTCATTGAGACGCGGGCGCCGATGATTGGATTTGATGATCGGAAAGCGAGGCGCTGGGCCTGGTTCCAAGCCATTGAGCGGTGATAGCACGATCCGACCAAGCGGAGAAACGTCTTCGGATTCTGCGCTGCTTACGCTGCGCGACGCAACGCACCTCAGACGGCTGCTAAAAAAAGAGGTTTGGGGGAAAGTTAGACGTTGACTATATACACGTCGTATGGTTTTATAGGGATGTTGATGGTTTCACTCTTACGGGGATTAGCGGCGATGACGATCACTCCGACGGGTTACGAGAAGGGCGAATGGTCGCGGTTTGCGCAGGCGGCTTATGGTCGCGGCGAGAATTCGATCGGCCATCGGTTTAGCGTTGCGGCCAGCCTGCCGACTGGCGCGGCGATGGATCTGGCCTATTTCGACGGCTTGCAGCGCGATTACCGGGCGTGGCTTTCGTTCAACGAATATCCGGCGGTCTAGTTCGGCGATTTGGCTTTGCAGCGTTCCGGCGCTGCAAGGTCAAGGCGCGGAATCATCCCCCTTGAGCGAGGACTGGCGACAATGGCAACTCGGATCAAATACGTTTGCGATGGCTGGCATTGTTTCATTCGCTCGGATCGCGATTGCTGGACGCGCGATGCGAAGGCGGCGCGGCGGTTTGCGAGCATGGCGGATGCTGCGCAGTACCTTGTGAGCAACGGCTACAATCTTCCGCCGATCCAAGTCGTATTCGAATCGACGGAGGGATGAAGCCATGATGATAACCAACATTTCGCTGGCAACGTATGGCGAGGCGCAATCGCAACTGCCGCAAGGCGCGAAATGGTCCTGCTGCTTCGGCAACCCCGGCGAGGGCGGCTATGCCGAATACTGGCGCGATCAGGAGGGCGCGACCTGGATCATCGCCAACGGGCCGTGGCATTTGCACCCGTCAGAATTCAACTGGCATTGCGCCAAGCGGGAGGGTTGAGCGATGGCCGCTTACACGATCATAGCGCCCTCGCTCGCCGAGACTTCGCTTACCGGTTTTGTCGGCGCGATGGAGAAGACATGGCGCGGCAAGCTGTACCGTGCGGAGTCGTGGCGTTCGGGATGGCGCTTGCTGAAGGACGGCGAGACGGTGCGGCGCTGGGATGACCTGCCGCTGCCGGTGATGAAAGCGGTGAAGTCGTACATCGCATTCCTGAAGTCGGCGCGCGAGTTGGCGTAATTCGAGACTGCGGCGCGGCACTTATGCCGGCCGAGCAAGGGGACTAGGGCGATGACCATTGCATCACACGAGCTAGCACTGTGCGAAATCAACAACGGCAAGCGATACGATCGTCGTTGCGCTGCGATTCGTCATTCGCCGGCGATCCGGGCGGCTGACTTTCATGAGTTCGCGCAATCGGCGGCGCGCGATTACGTGCGCGAGTTCGGCAATCCGGGCGACGTGATTTTCACGGCGGAGGACATCCTTTTGTGTGCGGTTGAATTGGAAGCGTATTACCGCGATCACGTGGCGGAGTGTGAGAGGATCGCAGCGGAAGGCTAAGGCGAACGGCATCAACCAGCGGGCCGGCTTAGTGCTGGCCCGCGCAACGAGGACTAGACCGATGACCGATATCGAATGCACATGGACGCCGAGCTTCGTGATTGCGCGCATCGTCAGCGAGGATGGGCTGCGATGGATGCACGAATACGTGCAAGGCTGGAACACGGCGCCGCTGCACGAGAACCGCGACACGTTCCACGTCGATCATCGGTACATCGCCGATATCGTGCTGGGCGCGCGGGCTGACGGGCTGACCGTCGAGACGACGAATTGATCGCGGCGGACGGCATGACCTGCATCTGCGACGGGCTGGCGACGCTGGGGCACTGGCTGCAAATCGCGGCGATCGTCATCGGAGGAATGTGGACGGTCGCCCTTTTTGCCGGGTTCGGCGTCCTGTGGTTTTTCAAGCGGTTTGAGGCGGACGACGCGCGGAGGGCCAAGCCATGATCCACATCATGGGCGGCATCATCCTAGCGTGGGCGGCGCTCGGCGTCCTGCGCTGGCTCGCCCAAACCGAGCGCGTGAAGACGTTTATCGCGGTGCTGGCGGGTTTGATCCTGCTGGTGCTGCTCTAGGGGAAAACCGAGACATGACGCGAAACAATCTTGCGCGGATTTTGGCACGCTACAGCGGCTCTGGCCGTTCGGAGGTAAAATCCCCCGGTTTTTTAGCTTGGCGTGGCGAGGCGTGGCGGCGCTGTGCCCGTTTGGCCCTTCTGATCGCGATGGCTGCCCTTCCGCTCGGCGGCTGCGTCGCGGTCGATCTCCTCGAATGGGCGGGCGAGGAGATCCACTGCCAGCCGACCGGGTTTTTCGTGTGCCCGCCTGCGAAGACGCCATGAGATCTGCTCACACCCGCGGCCCATGGACCGCAAAGGAAGTCATCGGTCTACCTGACGAGGATTGGTGGAGTATTGTCGCCCTACACGGAACCGAAGAAGTCGCAATCATCCCGCGTCGGAACGAAACCGATGCACAGAACGCTCGCCTGATCGCCGCCGCGCCCGAGCTTCTGGCAATTGCCCAGCGCTGGGGTGCGCTCGATGGCGGCGCGTGGCATGTCGAGCGTCACGCCGCCGAGAAAGCCGAACTTCTCGCCGACACGCGCGGTGCCATCGCTAAGGCGACCGGGTTATGAACGGGCTCACCGCCGCAGAACTTCGCGAATGGCGGGCGCGGCTGAAGCTGACGCGCATCGAGGCTGAGGCGGCGATCGGGGTCAGTCGCTTTGCGATCCAGCAGTACGAGGACGGCAAGCGCTGGGCGGGCGGGCTGCCCGCGTGGCTGCGCAAGCTGTGCGCGTACTACGAAAAATTTGGAGGAATCGAATGAGTATCCCGAAGCGTGACCCTAATTTCACGACGGCCGAACTCAACAGGGTGGCCGACGATTTTTTAGCTGCTGGCAAGCGCTATTGGGAGGCGGCGCACCGGGCCGGCATCAATGGCGCGGTGATCTGGATCGAAGACACCGATGGTCGTTTCGTGCTGTTCACGCGCGGCGAGTACAGAGAGACGATCATGCGGAATGTCCACGAGATCGGGCCGACTCGGCAACTAGGCGCGGTGCAGGATAGCAGCGAAGAGTGATCCTACTACGAGCGCTACGGGGAAATCGAATGACCGACAAATACATCCTCAAGGGGCACGAGGCTGTGCCGTGCGATGATCTCATGGCATGGGCGCGCTGGTACGAGACGGCCGAGCGACAGGTCGGCCGCACGGAGGTCGGACACTTCACGGTATCGACGGTCTTCCTCGGAATCGATCACGGTTGGAGCGAAGGCGGGCCGCCGATCCTCTTCGAGACGATGATGTTCACGCGGAACGATCAGCGGCGCGCCGAGTTTGAGGACTATCAAACGCGCTGCTCGACTTGGGACGAGGCGGTGGCGATGCACGCGGAGGCGGTCAGGGTCGCGCGGGCGGCGATCAACTGACGAAAGGGCCGGCGCTCGGCAGAGGCCGTCACGCCGGCCAGTTCGGCGGGCGGGGGAGGGTCCGCGCCGTCATGCGCGACCTGGGGGAGGCGGCGCACGGCTAGACCCTAGCGCGGCGGCGCGGCGCGCGATGTTCCCCATTGAACAGCGAACGCGATTTTTTGAAGTCGCCAATGTTAAGGGGATTCACATAACAAACTGGGCATAGTTCGTTTTCCGCAAGCCCTGGCATCCCTCGATGCCGTGCGGTTCTAGGGGCAATGTAGCGCTTTACCGTAGGGTACCCGTACGTGGGTCAGTCGCCCTGGCAGCCGATAGAGAGTCGGCCCGCTCGAATCACTCGCCATTCATGCCCTACGCTATCGCGACCCCTCATTGCCGAGGCCGCGCGGTCGGAAGTCCTCGCGCAATCGACATCATGTCCATATCGACCACGCTCGGCAAAGTTCCCGGCGCTTCGTCCCGCGCTTTTGGGTGGAGCGCGACGAACCATTGCGCGGCGCGACTTAGAGGGGGATCTTGCAGAAGCTGAAGCTTTAGCCTACGTTCTGCATCGTGTCTGACGCCGCCGCGTTAAGACCGAAAGTCGTCGGGGGGAATCCGTCACTGGGTTTCCCCCGTCGCATGTGAGCGTGACTCTATCGAGGGCGCTCGTCAAGGCTTGTCGTCGGGGCGCATTCCCCACGAATCCAACCAAATCCCCAATCTCGTAAAGGCTCTCAGGCGCGCCGGATGCTCGGCGGCTGGGGTGGCGCGCGGCGCTTCGTCCAGCCATCGCTCGCCATTGAGCCATGTTGCGGGATGCGCGATGAAGCGGTCCTCGGTGGCGGCAACCGTCGCGGAATAGCGTTCAACGCCGCCGATCAGTTCGGCCATTGTCGCTTTCTTGCGGGCGCGGTGGAATGCGATGCGGGCATGGCCCTTTGCGACGCGACGGGGATAGCGCTTCCACCAATCCTCGAATTCGCGCTGGTTCGATGGCTCTTGCGCCGACGAAGGGAAGAGTCGGACGACACGGGCGGTCATTTGCGCGGGATGATCGCGAGCGCGACATTGAGCGCGGCACACCATGCGACGAAATCGACCAGTCTCGGCGAGCGCCGTGCAGTCTGCCACTTGCGCAGGGCGTGGTGAGAAACGCCGATTCGACGGGCGACGACCTTGACCGGAAGATTGAGATCTCGACGACGCTGGCAGAGAAGGCCGACGATGGCGGCAATATCGCCGTCCACGCTAAGACGCCCCGGCGAGAGACTCCGGCACTGTGGATAACTCGGTGGATAGCGGGGAAAAGATGGTCATCGGTGCCTCCCGGATGAGGCGGGCGTGGCGGCTACCGATTCCGGCGGTAACCGCCTGCTCCGTCAGGTTGTGGCGCGTCGGGGGACGAGCGCGCCGGATGCCGGTGATCAGCCAGCGGTGGAGAGGGAAGCCTAGCGCCGACTAGATTGCGCGGTCAAGAGTCTACGGATCCGGCGCGTGTCGAGGCAGCGGCGGGCGCCAGCAGAGCGCGTAATGCGCAGTGCAGTATTGCGAGCCTTCGATCTTCGGCGCGTTGCAGAAAATGCGCTCGCCCTTGCTTCGGAAGTCTCGCGGGTCTCCGGCGATGAAGCGGCAGCCGGCTCCGGGCTTCGGCTGGACCTTCGGCGGGCGCTCGCGCTTCATCGCCGTTTGATCTCCGGTGGCAAGCGATCCCACGGAAGCCAGATCACAAGACCGAGTTTTTTCGCCGTTCCATTCATCACTTCGGTAGCGGTGATCTGTCCGGTGAAAAATGAGATTTTAGTGTCGCCGTTCTTCATCATCTGAATGCTGGCAGTCGAGTCCAGCAGGTTTTGAAGCTGGATATGCTCGTCACCGACCGCCGCAATTATCTCTGATAGTTTCATGTCACGAGTTTGATCGGCGCGTGGTTGACGGCCTCGACGATGCGCTGCGCCACGCGGTTGCAGACATACGGCGGCGGCACGGTGCCGAGATGCTGCGACGGGTACACCTCGCAGACGCGAGCGCCGTCCGCCGCGACGATCACGATCCGGCCGTCGAAGTCGCCGACGATCCAAGGCAGCGGGAACTCGAACATCACCATCCCCCTTCCGGCTCGCGCCAATCCGCCATCGTGCGCGCGATTTTGGCCCGCGTCTCCGGCGAATGCTTCCTGCCGAGCCTTGCCTGCCGCATGCGCTCGCGCGTCTCGTCGGACTTCGGCACGCCGACGCGGGCGTCGCTCATGCGCTGTCGCGAGTCGCCGGTGTGGTGCTGGCCCTTCCTCACCGCTCGTCCCGCATGAGTCGGACGGCGACCTTCCGGGCAATAGCGGCAAGATCCGGGTTGCTCGTGCGGTCGGCGAACTCGGAGAGGCGGCGGATTCGCGAGGTCACGCTGCCGTCGTGCTGCGGGTACGGGTAGCGATGCGGCTTGTCGGGGAGGTCGTGGCCTCTCGGGCGAGCGGGAGGTATCACGCCGCTGCCCGCGTGTCGCCGAAATAGACGTGCCGCCCCCAATAGGCGATCAGCGCCGCCTCGGCTCTCCCATGATGCTTCTTGATCGGCCAGAAGATCGCGCCCTGCGGCATGAGCCGGGTGGCCTGTCGCCGCGCGTCCTCCTTGTCCTTCGAGACGCCGAGGTCGCGCTTCCACTTCGCTGGCCCGACGAGGACATGGACGAGTCCGGTCGCCGCGATGATGCCTTTGTAAATCCCATAGCCGGTGCCGTAGTTGAAGCTCGACGAGCCGCCCTGGCCCGGCATGAACTGAGCGCGTTCGATGACGACGCGGGTGCCCTCTGGAAAGCGCTTGAACAGAGCCGCCAAACCGACCGCATCGACCTCGCGCTTTGTGCCCTTCAGATCGAAGATAGGGCAGTCGTGGACGGCGAGGTGTCCGGCGTCATCGAGCACGGCGATGGCGCCGCCCAAACCTACATCGATGCCCACCACCACGTTCATCGCGCCCTGCTGACGCGCCGGTAGGCGACGATGGCGACGGCTGCGATCAGCACACCGACCGAGAACAGAGCCAACCCAAGCAGCAGGAGTTGCAGCATGTCGCTCATGCCGCCGCTCCGAAGTCAAAATGATCCTGCACCGGCATGGTTGCGATGCGGTGCGCGAAGCGAACGGCATGGCGCGGATCGTTCGGACTCTCCTTCCGCCTGCGAGCTGCGGCCGACCACGCCATGCTATCGGCGCTGTAAAGCATGTCGCGGATCATCCCGCACGCAAGCGCCGTCGTCTTGACCCCGAAGGCGTGCAGGCGAAGGTCCGGTCGTGCTGCCTTGATCGCGCTCAAGACGGCGCGAATTGCGGCGGGATCGCCGTTGCGCTTGCAGATGCTGCCGACGCCGGTCCACATGCCCGACTTGAGCCGGTCACCGTACTGCCGGATATGATCGACGTAATCAGCTGGCGCATAGCCTTGCAGAACGGGGAGGATGTAGACGCCGCTAGTATTGCAGGCGAGCAGCGCATCGTATCGCTCAATGGTGAGGCGCTGGTGATTGGCGATCGTGAGGCCAGTCTTCTCCAGCATCATCGTCTCGCACATATAGTCCTGTGCCACGGCGGCGAGGAGATTGCCGCAGCGCCGCCAACGCCTGATCTCGCACGCATAGGCGCCAACCGTCGTCGTGTATCGGCCGTGCGCCGCAATCTCGGTGAAGGCGCCACTGTCCATAATCCAGTCACCAACCGGGAAGTTCCGGCGGCGACCTAGTAGCCGCTTCACCGAGACGAACGCCGCGCCAACCTTGTCAGCGTCAGAAGGATGATGCATGCCAGTGAAGAATTTCACGCCTCGTCCCTCATCGCCAGCGTCTTCAGCCGCATGTTGATCGTCGCCGGCGAGCGCGGCTTGCCGAACCTCGCCGAGACGACGCGGGCTATCTGCGAGGTGCCAGCGCCGGCTGTCCGCATGCGCTCGATCGTCGCGTCCTCGTCGGGCGAGAATCGGCGCACCGTCTGCGTGCCACGACGATACTCGCTCATTCCGCCGCTTTCTCGACCGCCTCGATGAGGTCGACCGTCCCGCCGACCGGCAGAACCTCGTAAAGTTCGCGGATCGCCTGCAACGTCAAGTCGTCGCTCGCCTCGACGGCCTCGCGCTCGATCTTGTAGGAGTAGTAGCGCGCTTGGATCATGCGGCTCGTCAGGTTGAACCGCTCGCGGAGGCTGTCCTTGATCGCGGATTTTGAGGCTCTCAGTTCCTTGATGTCGCGCTCGACGATCGCCGCGATCTCGCCGTCGAGCGCGTACATCTCGCGCAAGCCGTCCGCGATTGCCGCCGCGCGCTCGCCGCTGTTGTGGCCGACCGTCGCTTCGTCATCGGACATGGCTGGTCCTTTCAGAGGAAAGCGCCGAGAGCCGCAGCGAGGAGCAACAGCGCCAGCGCAACCGCGATCTCGGCGCGGGAGAATATGGGAGACAACGTGAAGCGGGAGAGCGGGAACACTTAGGCGGCACCCCCATCCAGGAACTTCTCGGGCAACGGAATGCGCTTCTTTCGAGCGAGTGTTGCTACCGTCGCGCGCCAGCGCCACGGGATGCCACGACGCTTCCAATTATGCACGACCTGACGAAACGGGATATCGCAATACTCCGCCACCGGCGCGACCCCTCCAAGGGCTTCGATGAAATCTGCGTGCATCGGGCGAGCGTAACATCATGTGAATTATTTTCGCAAGAGGCATTGACGGTGCCGGGGGGTTGTCTGTAACATCGCGTGTATGACGACCGAACCGAAATACCCTGAAATTCACGTCCAACTTTCGGGCGAGGACGGCAATTCGATGTTCATCGTAGGCCGTGCCCGCAGCGCTGCTCGCCAAGCCGGTCTGCCGTCATCCGAACTCGACGGCTATTCTCGCGAGGCGATGAGCGGCGATTACGACCACGTTCTGCAAACGACGATGAAATGGTTCTCCACGTCATGAGATTCACAACCACGCTCCTGCTGACCATCGCCGATGTCGAGCGCGAGATACCGATCACGGTCGAGGGAGATTACCAGCGCGCCGAGAGGGCGTTCACGTATCCGGGCGAGTATGCGCCGACAGATCCGCCGACGTGCGAGGGTTTTGAACTCAACGCCGTGTATATCGAGCACGGTCCCTATGGCGAAGGGAAGCCGCGCCCGCAGTTCCACATTCTCTCGCTGTTGAGCGACGAGCAACGCGAAGGCTTGCAGGAACTCGGAATATCGGAGGCTGCGGCGCAGCGGGAGGAGATGGAATACACGCGGCATGAGGCACGCGAGGAAGCGCGTCAGGAGTGGGCGGACATGCTCGATGAGCGAGACGAATTATGAGCGAACTCACCCACGACGAGCTGCGGACGACGGCGCTCTATCTGCTCGCCAAAGCGAAGGACAACCACGACACCGAAGATGCGCATTGTGAGGCCGACGCCGCGCTTTGCACGTTGCTGGTAGCGCTCGGGTTTAAAGACGTGGTCGACGCATGGGGCGAGATCGACAAGTGGTACGCATGAGACGCCCTTCGCTCCCCGCGCGCCTGCTCTGCGTCTCGATACGAGAAGCGACGCCACAGCGCCCCGAACCGCGCAGACCCTACTCGCTCGCCGTGGGACTCGTCGCCGCTTTCGCACTCGCTTTTGCGATGATTGGGATGTTCCTTTGATCGATACCGGATATCAGCACAATGTCACCAAACCATCGTTGTGCTGGGAGTCGGGCACGGAAGACGACGATGGAATGGGCAGAACGTGCATCCTCATGGAAGGCCATCAGGGTCCGCACGAGTTCACGCGCGACGATGAAATCATGATCACGTTCACCGGAGACAAATCGAAATGAGCCAACCGCCGAAGCCGAATCCGGCAATCGCCGCCATCGTCTCGGAGATCGAGAAGCATGAGCGCATCCGAGACGATGCAGCCAAGATGGCTGAGGCGCTTCGGCTGCTCAAGCTCAACATTGAGCACGCGGAGTATGCCGCCACGAAGCAGCTATCCGCCGCACCGAAGCGGGCCGCACCGAACAGCGTCAAGGCGTCGGTGCTGATCGCGATCGGACAGTTATCCGGTCCCGCCTCGGTCGATACGCTTGAGGCAACCGGACATAGCCGATCGTCAATTAGGGCGGCGCTCAAGTCGCTTATGAAGGCGAAGAAAGTCTCCGAGTGGCCGGACGGGACGTGGACGCTCCGCGCCGATGAAGCGAAAGCAGCCGAATGAGCGACTTCGTTTTGCCGAGAACCTATCGCTACGAATATCGGCTGTCGTCTCGCTTTGGTCACTGGCGGCATTCGTACTCGCTGATCGGACGATGGGGCGGCTTGGAATTCCATGTGACCGATCTCGGCGAGTCCGCATTGAGTTACACGTCCGAACGTCTGAGTTCCGGCTTGGAAGTTCATCACCGTGAGCCACCTGAGTACATGGCGTCAGATCCACCATCACATGATGAATGTTGGTTGCTCAAATCACCGTGCTGGCACGACGGAACCTCGCTTTACGCGCGAGAAACGCTGCTGCCAATGTTCGACGGTGTGAGTCACGAGAAGATGTTCAGCAGGTTGGCGCATGAAGCAGATGACCGGTTCGCCGATAGCGCAATGCGTAACAAGGCAGCGGAGTAGGTACATGGACATCGCAGAGGCGCAGGCGGTCCTACAGGCCGAAGCCGACAAACTAACCGATGCGTTGCGGCGCAAGGGGTACGTGGACGCTCACTGCGAGATTTGGATCAACCGGAGTGGCACTGGCGAGGCCACGATCTACGTGGCTACGTGGCCGATCGTACCCGGCAGCAACCCTTATCTGTCGTCGCTGATCCGTGACGCTCGGGCACAGATCATGGAGTTGCCGTTTTCGGATGCGATGGCCTACGCCGACGAGTTCAATGGTCCGCTATATCTGATGAGCGAACAGGTACAATGATGATCCTTGGCGGGGCGGCATCGGATCAGAGTTATGCTCGCGCCTCTGGCTCTGATCGCGTAGCCCCGCAGAGGCGCACCCTCGGGGAAACTCGGGGGTGCGACACTCCTACTTTGGGGTTGCGACGATTTGTCACATGGACTCGCGTCGAAATCGGCCCCCTCATACTCCCCGGTTTAAGAGACAGTAAGAAAGAATGGGAGAACTACCCCGTTCTCCCAAACCCTCTCCTCCCAAACTTTGGTGATCTTTATGTCAAAGGCTTCTCAAGAGAAGTCATCGCAAGAGGTCGCGACTGTCGTTCCATCGACTGCGCCGGTCGTCTCGCAGATAATGGAACTCGCCGCGCGCAAGGACATCAACCCCGAGATGTTCGACCGCCTCGTCGCGTGGCAGGAGCGCGAGGTCGCGCGGCAGGCGGAGATAGCCTACAACGCCGCCATGAACGCCGCGCAAGCAGAGATCCAGCCCGTCGCGCGTAAGACCGAGAACAGCCAGACGAAAAGCTTCTATGCCAAGCTTGAGGCGATCGATGCCGAGATCAGGCCGATTTATCTGCGCCACGGCTTCTCGCTCGAATACGACACCGTGCCACCGATAGCGCCGGGCCAGATCCGAGTCGCGTGCCGGTGCTCGCATCGTGACGGCCATAGCCGGATGTTCTACCGCGAGGCTCCGGTCGACATGCTCGGCCCGAAAGGCAGCGCCGTCAAAACCGCGCTGCATGGCGGCGGCTCCACCGAGACGTATCTGCGGCGCTACCTGACGACGGGCATTTTCAACGTGGTCTTCAAAAAAGATGATGACGGTGTTCTCGGCGGCATGCGCTTCATCACTGCCGAGCAAGTCGCCGAACTAGACCGCCTGCTCACTGACAGCAAGAGCGACCGCCTGCGGTTCCTACAGTATTTCGGCATCGCCGCGCTTGAGTCCATGGAAGCCGCTGCGCTGGTCCCGGCTCGAAATATGCTGATCTCGAAAATGGGTGGTGCGAAGCCATGAGGATCATCGACGTTCAGCAGGGCACGCCCGAGTTTTTCCGCGCCCGTATGGGTATCGTCACGGCGTCCCATGCAGATCAGATCATTACTCCGGTCAAGGCCGAGTTGTCGAATGCGTCACGCAAATACGCTTATAAATTGGTCGCGGAACGGCTGTTGAACGAGCCGATGACGACAGGCGTCGAGACTGACTGGATGGCGCGTGGGAAGGAACTTGAGCCGCTGGCGGTCAAGCAATTCGAGTGGGTCAATGAGATTCAGACGGAGCCGGTCGGCTTCATCGTGACGAATGATGGTTTGGTGGGCGCAAGTCCAGATCGCCTCATCAAGGGCCAAAACGCAGGATTGGAGATCAAGTCTCCGGCGCCTCACACTCACATCGGCTACCTTCTCGACGGCCCAGGAGAGGCTTACCGCCCTCAAGTGATGACACAAATGTACGTGGCAGAATTCGATTCCGTCACCTTCTATTCGTACTCTGATCGGATGCCGGCCGCGACGATCCGCACGAACCGCGACGAAATTTACATCGCGAAGCTGAAGGACGCTCTCGACCAGTTCAACGCGCAGCTATTCGAGATGCTTGATCGCGCGAAGTCGCTGGGCGTCTTTCAGGCTTTCGATTCCGCTCTGACTCCGACCGACGTGGAGCGCTCCGAGGAGCTTAACCGCCAGTTCCGCGAGGACTTCGGGTTGAGTTCGTTCGGCGAATCGTCATGACCGACGAAACAGCGCGGGCGCGCGACGCAGAGCGACTCGTTATCAAAATCGGATATCTACTCGACGAGGAGAAACCGTTTGAAGCTGCCGCGCTCATTGTCGCGGATCGCCTCGCCGCCGAGGCGCGCGGGCGAGCGGCGGTGGATAGCGTCCTTCACGACTTCATACGAGCATACGATGAAGGTGTGTTTGGTGATGCAGGATGGCACGACAGGGAGGCTGATATCGTCGCCCGCATCCGCGCCCTAAAGGACACGCCGCGATGACCGAAAGTAACGAGTTCGGCGACTGGTGGTCCGATGCGATGAAGGAGCGAGCCGTGGCTGATTACTTGCTTGCTATAGGGCCACTGGCGTTTCTTGTCGCCGTCATTATTGGCGTGGTGTTTTACATCGTGGACGGGGGATCGCAATGACCGAGATCGACCAAGCGTTGGCGCGCATTTCGTCGGGTGGCCCCATCAATAGATGGATTGGCAGAGGTCGATCAATTGACTGGTTTGCCGATTATGTTATGCCAGAGCCGAATAGCGGATGTTGGTTCTGGACCGGCCATATCGATGACCTTGGGTATGGCAACGTGATGATCTACGGCAAAAGAAAACGCGCCCATAGATTAATGTGGGAGGTGTCTGGTCGAACGGTATCGCCTGGATTGGTTTTAGATCACAAATGCAACGTGCGATCATGCTGTAACCCTGATCATCTTCAGGCTGTGACCCATCGTGTAAATATCCTGCGGGGAACATCGCCATCTGCGCGACACGCCGGGAAAACTCATTGCGCGAACGGCCACGAATTCACGCCGGAAAACACGTACATTAACAAGACAGCTAGAGTCTGCCGTGCGTGTGGTCGGGCTAGTTTTCTACGGAACAAGGCAAGGCGAAAGGCGATTCCTCGATGACCATTGATGATGCGACCGTCGAGCGCACAGCCGCCGCTGTTTTCGATGTGTGGGATAGGCCGGACAGCAAAGCAGAGGACATCGCCCTCGCCGTGCTCGCCGCCAGCGGATGGGGCGAGGAACGCGATGACGCTCGTAGCATTGTTACGAAGCTAGAACGCGAACTATATGCCGCCGAGCAGCGCGTTGGGCGGCTGGATGCGATCATTCGTGATGTAGTCACGAGCGATGTCATCGCGCGAGCGCAACGGGCAACGGAAAATGGCGAAGAGCGTGTCCCGTGCTTCTTTTCGATCGACTGGATAGGTCGCTGCATTGCTGCCCTCTCCGCGCCCCCTGCGCCGGCGCCCTCTTTCCAGGCGAGGGTCCAGCCTTGGATGATGGAGTGCTTCGGCGAAGAGATCAGCGCCGATATTTCAGAGCGGTGTCATCGTCTCTACGAAGAGGTCGGCGAGACGGTCCAGGCGCTTGGAATGACCCGCAGCGAGGCGCACCAACTTGTTGACTACACCTGGGATCGCGAAGCAGGCAAGCCGGCACAAGAGATCGGTGGCGTCATGGTGACGCTGGCCGCGCTCTGTCTAGCCGCCGGCCTCGACATGCACGAATGCGGCGAGGTCGAACTAGTGCGCGCGTGGGGAAAGATAGAGACGATCCGCGCGAAGCAAGCGGCCAAGCCGAAGCACTCACCGCTGCCTGCGCCGGCTCCCGAGCGCGACGGGTGGCGGCCAACGCCATCCCCAGGCTTTGATCACTCGCTACCGAACGATGCGCCAACGCCGGTTGACCCGCCCTATCGCATCACCTGTCAGGACGAGAACGCTATTGTTGTAGAGTGGCTGGAAGGTGAGATGAAGGGCAAGACGGCGCGATTCATTCTGACGCCGCCGTCAGCCGCGTATTTCAACGAGCCCCTCTCTACCCCGCCGCGCGAGACGACGACATGAGACAAACCGGACGCGCCGGATGCTTGCATGGATTGCACCCGAATATACGTCACTCCATGCGGGTGTTCGATAAACTGCCGAGACCTATACGCGATGCGATCAATCGAGCCGATTACGAGGTCTGCATCATTTGCGTTCGCGACCTGATGCGCGATCCTTGGATGCCGAAGCCGGTGGCGATGCTAGAAAATGAGATACGGCGACGCGAGACGCCGACATGACGCTGCAAGAGAGGTTGCGTGGTGATCGCGGTGCCGGACAAGTCCATTGGGACGATTGCCGCGAAGCCGCCGACGAGATCGACCGATTGCGCGCGGCGTTGGAGAACATCATTTTGAGATTTGAGAGCTGCCTCCAATATGCCGGATCATCCGAAGAATACGTAAAACTTGCGACATCGGATGCTCGCGCCGCCCTATCCGCCGGGACCGCCTCGCGCGCGGAGAAGGCGCTATGAAGGTCATAGACACAGACCGATCGGAACATGGTCCGCAAAGGCGCAAAGACGCACGCGGTCGGCATCTTCATAGCTGCTGCGTTTGCGGGCATCTAAGTCATTGGACGGAGAGTTGGTCCTGGTACGGAAGTTTCAAAGATTTGGACGATTCAGAGGCGCTGGCTAAGTTCTGCTCGCCATCATGCGCAGATACAGCCGGCGCCGATTGCGACCTCATAACGAACGAGATGCGGGAACGTGCCAGAAATGCCGAATGGCGCGAGCCTGAGTTGGCATATCGAGAGGCTACAGATAGAGAAAAGTACCAAAACGCAAAGGCAGACCAAAAACGCCGTGCATTGCGCGCGGAGAAGGCGCCGCAGGGATGAGCGGCTAGATCCTGCCAGAGAGCGCCATCACGACGAGAATGATGATCACGATGCCGACGATCCCAATCCCACCGCCATAGGCCGGACCCCAGTTCTGGTGAGCGAAGAAGCCACCACCGCCGAAGACGACAAGCAAGATCAAGACGATAACAAGCAAAGACATGGCGCGCTCCTATGGCCGGCGAAGGTGGAGTGGCCCGCCGCCAGCGCCCAAAAGACACGAAACTAAATCGAATATGATTACGATCACGAATATTGCGATGATGGCACCGATTACTATGTTGATAGCCCTCATGAGGATATCGCCGCCGACCCCGAACATCCCGAGAACCCACGGCAGTAGCAGGCGCAGGAGGGCGACGATGCACCCCACGACCACCAGCCATATGAGGAGGTTTTCGATGAAGGCCAAATCGAAACACATGGTTCGTCTCCCGGTTCCCCAATAGGTGAACGCTTCAATCTAGGGTTTACTTACCGATGCCCTTTCAGGTTGGTCACGTCGTTGCGCAGGTTGTTGATCTCGATGGTCGTCTTGAGTCCTTCCGTCCGCTGCGACTGCTCGAACGCCTTCTGCTCGCCCTGAACGTCCTGAATCCACAGGGTATTCGCCTTGGTTCTGACATCGATCGCCTCGATATCGCTCTTGTTCTTCTCGGTGGCCTTTTCGGTCGCGTTGGTCGATGCCACGTGCTCAGCAAACTTGCGGTCGAAATAGAAAAATGCCGTGCCAACAGCGCTGAGTATCGCAATGACGACGGTGAGCGCCAGCGCACCCCAGATACGGATTTCCGTTGCCACCTTGTCCCGGCGCTCAAGTTCACCGCGCAGCCTCGCGTTCTCGGCTCGCCGGTCGCTCTCGTTGAGCGTCGCTTCAAGGAGGCCATCTCGAATGGTTTGCTTGCTGATCTCAGCTTCGACGCGATGGCGGTGTTCATCACTCACGGTGGCCTGATTATAGCCGGCTTCTTCCTGGGCTTCGGCTTGGGCAAAAGGGGTGTCGGCACCTGATTGCATTCTGCACTCAGGACGTTGGCGGCGTGGGGCTTCCCGGTCTCGGGGTCAACGAGGTCGGTGTGTTCGAGCGCCGCAGCCTTGGCGGTTTCGCACTCGGCGAGAGTCATCCGACGAGAGGGGCTGACGGTTCCGCCGACCGTGTAGGTCTGAAGCATGGTGTTGGCGGCGGGTCCGGCCGGCGGTGTTGTCGAGGTCATGGTCTGCGAGACGCTGACTTGCGGGGAGGCCCCGGGCGCTGCGGTCGAGATCGTCGCCGTGGTATCGGGCGGCAAGGCGACGGTCGGTGCCACGGCGGGACAGGCGACAGGAGCGCATCCAGCAAGCAGCAGGAGAACGAGGGTGCGTTTCATTTCTCGTAGAACAATCGATACGGCATTTCGAACTCTTGGCTCAGGTTGGCCGAGAGTTTGCGCGCGTGCTTGACGGGGATTTTGTCGGCGGCGATGTAGCCGTAGATGGTGGCTTCGTCGAGGCCGAGAAGCTTCGCCATTTGCCGGACGCCGCCGAAGGCATGGGCCAGTTCCGACACGGTGTCGATCGGCTTGCTCACTCGGTCTTCCCCGTCATGTTGAGCCGCGCCCGCAGCGCATCTAACTCCGCCTCGGTCTTGCCATGCGAGAAAAGCTCGATGCCGAAGCAGACCGACACGGCGATCAGCCCCACCACGGCGAGAAGAAACATCCACAGCGGCACGCACGCGCTCATCGTCCAGTCCTGTCAATGTGCAGAGTCAGCAGATTTACGAGTCCTGCCACCACCAGCCCCATGCCGAAGCCCATCAGGAAACTGCCCCAATCAATAGTCATCGGGCGGTCCTGTCGATCGCTTTGCGGAGAGTCCTTTTACGCGCATTCATTTTGCGGCCTCGCGCCGCGCGACACGCTCTGCATTGTCGGTTAGTGCCGGTAACGTTCGCCTGCGGCGGAAAATATGTATTGGCTTCGTCGTAAATGTGCCCCTGCGGGCAATGTGTCTTCCCCGCGTAATGATGAACCCCGTGAACGACGCTATCGTTGACGTTATCTGACCGGGTTCCGTACCGTAAATTCACGAATGCTGGATTTTCTTTGTTTCCATCAACGTGTCGAATCTCAGTTCCGCTTGGCCTCGGCCCCGCAAACGCCAACATCACGAGTTTATGAACGCGGATTCTGTACTCGCGGTTGCCCTTGAATATGCGCGCGACTCGATATCCCCTGGTATCCAGGGTATGCGCAAGCTGTCCGCCGGCAACTCCCTTTCTTCGCAAAGTATAAATCTCGCCAAAGGCATTGATCTTGTAGTTGTCGAAACCAGGGATGGGGCGCCACTCTTCCGGTGTGCTAGACACGTCGTCAACCATGATCGCTTCTCCTAAAAGCGGTGGTGGCCAGAGCCGGGAGAGCGCTTCCAACGCCCTCTCGGCTCGTTGTATTTTACACATATTTTTCATTTCGTTCGAGAAATCGCTCGCCTTAACGCCGCATCCTTGACGCCCTTCACGAGCAGATCGGCAGATTGCTCAGGCTTCTGCATCGAGGTCTTTCCGGCTCTCTCGTCGGCAGCCTTGCCCTGCTTCATCTTGAACGCCTCGACGTGGCGTTCCTCGCAGTCGGTGCGGGAAATCCAGGTGAGGCCCACGGGGGCGATGCGACAGTGCGGGCAGAGAACGGTCATGCCTTGGCGTCAGCCTGCAACGTCGAATGTGCGAGTTCGAGAAAATCGTCGATTTGCGCCTGCTGCTCAGGTGTCGGCGCAGCCCCGGAGTTGATGAGGCCGATCGTGGTCTCGACGGCGGCGACGACAGCGGGCAGTTTCGGAGCGAGCGAGAGCAGGCCTTCGATGACCGAGATGATGAGCGCGGGGTTCATGGCGTGGCTCCTTTCGCTGGGGCCGGCATGTACTGCGTAACGAGGCTCTGGAATGCGACCAGCGCGGCTTGCGCTGCGGTGAGGTCCACGGTCTGCCCGGCGGCGGCGCTTGCCGCAGCGGACTTGATGGCGTCGTAGGCGACTTGGTCCGCCTTGGCGATCTGGAGCACGGCGGCCGGATTTCGGCATGGCGATACCGCTGGGGTACCGCAGTTTGGCATCTTGACATAGATATCGGCTAGCGTTTCGGCAGTCGCGAGGCCGACCTTGAGGGTGTCGACGGTGGTGATCTGGCTTGTCGATGAGCAGCCGGAGAAGCCGGCGAGCAGGAGGAGGATGGGGACGGCGAGGAGGCGTTTCATGGGGATGGTCCCTTGGTTGTCGCCAGTTGGCTGATTGTCGCATCCTTGGTTTTGCTCCCAGCCGTTGAGCCGAACCAATAGGACATAGCCGTGACCCAGGCTGTGGCGATGGAGCCGGTCAGGGTATTGGCGACGTTGAGATTCCCAGGCGGGATCTCGTGGAACAGCATCACCGCGACATCGCCGAAGAAGCCGCAAGTCACGAGCAGCATCAGGACCAGCGGGGCGTTGTCGCGCCAGTCCGCGCTCTTGGTGATCGTCGTCGCCGTCGCTGGCGCGGTCTGCACGACCGTAGTGTCGCCGGCCGGATTGAGTGGAGCGGCTGGCGGGTCTATCGGCTTGCCGGTGAGCAGACTGATATTGTTGTCAGTCATACCGTGCCGACCTCCTCGGGCGCCGAGAGCGCGGCCTCTGTAATATCGACTAGACGATTCGACCACCCATTGAGGTCCAGCGCCGCGTTCGGATCGACCGCATAGGCTTCCGCCCGCAGGTACATGAATTTAAGAAACACGGTAAGGACCGCCGTGCTCTCCGGCGGCGGCAGTGCTGCCAAGGTCTTTGGCCCTATCGCCCCATCGACGACGACACCGAGCACTCGCTGGAGCCTCTTCGCGGCGCCGCCATCGCCATGATTCACACTGTCATCGAACAGCCCGAGCGCCAGCATCCACGGCATCGCGTCACAACGGCAAGCAAGCCAATAGTCCTGGCGATAAAGAGCCTTGGCCTGCTCTAAGGTCAGACCGGCGATGTCCATAGTCGGATAGGCAGCGGCGCTGATGCCATATTTGGTGCCTCTGAGCTCGCCCAGGCCGATACGGCCGCCGGTCCAGTTTCCCCGGTCGCTCGCGCTCTTGGAGTAGCGCCCCTCGATGCCCACGACAATGCCAACGGCCAAAGGGAAGTAGTCTGTCACTTCGGCCCCTCCGCACGCTTCTGCGCCTCGGCCAGCGCCTTCTCAAGCTCGGCGATGCGCGCCGCCAGTTCCGCGACCTTTGCCCTCGCCATAATGGCCTGCTGCATCTGCGTCGCCGCCTCGCGCGCCGCGTCCTCGATGACGTAGCTCTCGGGCGTGCGCTTGGGCGGCTCCTGCGCGAGGGCAGGGGCGGCCAGCAGGACGAGGGCGAGGGCGAGGCGGGTCAGCATCCGGTGACCCCTGCCCCCACGTTGTCGAGCACCGTGAACTGCGACGCGCTCGTTCCTGCATGAGCAACGAGCTTCGCCGTTCCCGCAGAGGTTCCGCATACCCACGTCAATTTTGCTCCGTTCGCACCCGCCGCTCCAGTCGGCGTGATGACCTGAAATCCGAGTTCGCCATCAGTAAGATTGAGCAATGTTCCGGTTCCAACCATCGCCGCTGCGTTGACGTGGAGCGTACTCTGAGCGGAGATCAGGCCGCTCGCCAACTGAAGAACGGAGGCATTGTTGGAAACGAAAGTCCAAGCATTCAGCACCGACGAGTGGCAAATCCTCGATCGCCCGAGAATTGTGGTATTCGGAAAATTCGTACCCCATGCGCTGTTGTTCGACGCGCTGCCAAAGATACAAGAATCGTCGGGCATCGCGAGAATCGCCGGTCCATTATAGCCGAGAGCGTAGATCGCGCCGCTCCCAGTTCCGCCTGTCGGACTGTTCGGAGTTGCCGGATCGACGGAATATTTGCCGGCCTTCTCTAGCGCCCAAGTCAGGATCGTTCCGCCGCCGTTGACGGTCAGTACACGCACCGAAGTCTGCATGTCGAACGTGCCGCCGACCATCGTCAGCACATCGCCGGCCGTGTAGGCCGTTCCGCCGTTGCTTAGAGAAATCGTGCTTACAATATCGTCGGGAAAGGTTGCCCCGGAGAAGTCCAGACCGATACCAAGTGGCCCGGTCGCGTTGAGGACGGCATCGATCGGCTTCGCCCCGGTGCTGTGGATATGATACCCGATCCATTTGGTGTTGCGGTCGCCAACCGAGTTGGTACGGTTCATATTCTGGACGATACCGAGTACATCGCCCTGAAAGCCATTGTCGCCAAAATTACCGTCGCCCAAGCCCTCCATGTGGCCGAAATCCACCGAGGTCGCGAGATCGAAGGCGCCGAAGGAAACTTCGGGACAGCCGGAGCCGTTAGGGAACGTGGCGCTACACGTCGATGTGACAGAGCCACCCGTGAAGTATCCGGTGAGGTCACCGGCACCCTGATTGAGCAGGTTCCATCGGTTTGCCGAGGCGCCGGTACGACCGAGGCTGTCCGGCGAGTTGTAGCCTGCGGTCAGCCGATAGACGCCGTAAATAGGGATGACGTTGCGCGGCTGCGAGGTTCCGCTGGCCGGCTGACCTAGCGCGGTGCCGGTCACGTTGTAGTCAATCGCCAGCACGGCCTTGGAGAAGTCGCCATTGAACGAGGTGAACTCGGCGTTTGTGCTGTAGCTTCCAAGCAAGGCTGGTGGCGTCGAGATGTTGACGTAGATCGGGCCGAGGAGATTGTTGTTGCTGTCGCCGATGCGGCCGGGGCCGCTGAACATCCCGGCGAAGGTCGATCGCGGAATAGTCGTATCGCAATAGTTGAGATAGGCCGGCAAGGTCTGCCGCGGCACTATCCCGCCGCCGGCCGCGTCGAAGGCGGCGATGGCCGCCGTGTTGTCGGCGGCGTTGCCGTTGCACGTCGCACCGGTTAGAACGCCCAAGGTTGCGGGGGCGAGCGGCACGTAGCCGAGATAGTCCTGCTTCGAGGCGAACTCGATCTCCCACTGAGCCGGCGTCCAAGTGATGCTCCTCCCACTGGTCGGCGTTGGGAGTCCAGGAGCCGATATCGACTGCGCGAGCGCCGCGCCGGACCAAAGGAGCGCCACGATGAGGGGAACGCCTCTCACCGGCCGAGCGCCTTCTTCAACTCGTCGATCTCGCGTTGCTGATCCTGAATTGCCCGCACGAGGACCGCCGTCAGTTGCATGTAGCGCACGCCCTTGATGTCGCCGTTGCCGTCTCGTCCGATCAGCCGCTCGTCGATCGCGCCGACCTCCTCGGCCATGAGGCCGACCTGTCGCCCGAGATGCGTCGGGTTGAACTCCGGCCGGAGATCGTAGCTCACCGGCCGCATTTTCATCACCGCGTCGAGCCCGATGTCGAGCGGCTTGTCGTGCATCTTGAACCGCGCCGATGAGGCGAGGCAGGCGACGGTCGTGTCCACGGTGATGGCGCCGGTCCCCGTCGTCCAGCACAGCGTTCCCGTCTGCGCGACAGAAGTCTGAGTAAGAGCGGGCGCAAACATCTGCGCGTTGAACTTTACTCCCTGCGTTGCGTCGATCAGAACGGCCTGCGTCGTTGCCGTAGAAAGCGCCAGTTGATTGGCGAGCGGGCGATAGATGCCATTCAGCGGCACGGTAGCGCCGATGACATTGACATTCGCGCTCTGGATGGCCCCGGATGCGGTTAAGCCAGCAACGAGCGTGGTTCCGGTCAACGTCGGCGCTGCCGAGAACACGACGTTACCCGTTCCAGTGGTGCCTGCCACTGTGACTCCAGAAATTGCCCCTACCGTCGTCACACCAGCCGCCGTAGCCGTCACGTCGCCAGTGAGCGAGGTTACCGCTATTCCAGGCGGAAAATTGATCTGCGCATCGGCGACGCCTGCCGCTAAGACAGCGAGCAGTGCGTATCTGGCTACGGCATATAGGCGCATGTGAATTTCTGGCTCCCTGCTCCCGCGCCCCAAATGGCGATCGGGTCGGTTGTGCAGACCGTCGAGTCGAGAAAGAAATTGGCCCCTGAAGGAAGGAGAAATCCGCTCCCGGCGCCGACTGCCGGATCGGCGACGCCGTTGGGGTCGAGTTCGGAGTTTCGGATGAAGACCTGTGGCGTGATGACGTAGCCGAGGCCGCCGTCATCGACGACGATGGAGGTGACGACGCCAGCGGTGAGGACGGCGCGTGCCTTGGCTGGTCGATGCTGGAGCCTGCCGCTGCTGATCATGCCCGTTCCCGGCACCGGCCATCCGACGAGGCCCGCGCCGACCATCTGCGGGTTGCCGCTGTCGCCGCCGCCGTAGAACTCGACGACGGGAGGGCGCGTGAAGCCGAAGCCGCCGTTGATGACAGTGCAGGAGGTGACGACGCCTGAGGTCAGCGTGGCCGTCGCCCGCGCGCTGCCGATCTCAAGCCACATCGTCCCGGCTGAGATGTTCTGGACCGAGAGATACGAGCGCGACTTCGCTTCGGGAAGGACAAGGGTGCCCGTCGCGGCGAGGGCGGTTACGGACCCGTCGGCACGAAAAATAAAATCTCTGATCTGCTGGCCGCGCGAGCCGACGAGTTGCATGGCGGGTTCCTATGGCGCTGAGTACGGCAGGACGACGATGAGTTGCTGCGTGCCTTTGTCGCAGGATGTGTAGGCGTCGATGTGCCCGGTTCCGCCCTGCGCCATTCCCGGCGACAGCGATCCTTGGCTTGTCCATGTGCCGACGCCGCCGCCAGAGGCGAACACATCGCCGCCATCGGCAACTCCGTTCGTCGAGTGGGCCGACCCAACAACCATGAAGCCGCTCGCGGTCGGATCGCTGAGGATTTGCGTGATCTGCCATCCGGTGATGCTTATCGCCTGCCCTCCGTCGAACGGGTTTCCTTGGACGGATGGGGTCGGGCAGATTGTGAAAGCACCTAGCGGGCAAAGAGGGCGCCCGTAGGACGACACAACAGGCGCGCCCCAAAAACTACAAGGAAACGCGGCAGACACCCAATAGATACTCCACAACCCAGCGGCGCTCGCTGGACCGGCCAGAAGGATGAAAAGAACGGTAAGGAATCTCAGCAAATATTTCATCCAAATCTCTGAGACCGGGAAGGAACATTTGTTACCATCAGACGCCGATCGCTATCCAAGTATAGTTGATTGCGCCGGTGGTTGCCGTCTGACCAAACGTAAAAGAGGAAAGTGACGCAGGGACGGCGGTTGGCGGC